GCAGCCTTGTCAGCAGCAGCCTTGTCAGCAGCAGCCTTGTCAGCAGCAGCCTTGTCAGCAGCAGCCTTGTCAGCAGCAGCCTTGTCAGCAGCAGCCTTGGAATTACTCGGCATCACATCACCTCGACTAACTAAAACTAAATCAAATGGCCCCAGTGAGATTCGAACTCACGATCTCTGGCTTATGAGGCCAGCGAGGACGGCCAGACTCCTCTATAGGGCACTACTTTCCACGCGCAGTGTGCGTTGCTTAATTCTTGTTACGGACGGACGCACGCGGCTCTTTGATCGCTCCGACACGCATTGAAGACACCTTGTAACGTTGCATGATGTCACGCTCGAATGATGCCGTGCTTCCCGGACCTTCCATTGACAAAGTCATAGGCCATGCTTCCATGATCACGATGAATTTCGATGGATCGAAGTGCAACCAGTACTCTTTCGCATCGGAAGCCGACACTCCAAGTTGGCTCTGCAACCGATCGTACATGATCTGTGATTCGTAGTGAGTCAACGTGCCCGAAACCGGGTTGTTGAACGTTGTCTGCAAACCGCCATTAGCACCATCACCGCGCTTGACTTCGGTCGCATTGATGATACTGCGAGCCTTGTAAGTACGGGACGGGGTTGTCACGCAAACACCTGCACGCATGATGATTGACTCACCAGTGTTGGGGTCTTTCATGTTGAGCAGCAACTGGCGAGAATCGTCAACGTCGTCGTAATCGTTGAGTGGATTCGAATGATCGTTCACCCAGCCCCCAGAAGTCTGATAGGTGTTGTATTGAGTCCCCAGGCGACTGTAAGTGTTGACTTTTCCGATGTAATGGTCGACAAGGTTTTTCTCCAGGCGGAGGCCATCGAGTTCGCCGACATCGCTACCATCACGAATAAACTGTGGCGTCTGGCGAAACGCGATGTGTTCGCGAGTGAGGTTCATGATCCGCCCCTTCTTCTCAAGGGAAGGCGTCTCGATGTAATCCTCGCCATAACCTGTACTCGGATACGGCATCCCTTCGTGGATTTTATCTTCCATGTCTTCAGCGATGTCAGTCACACCTGCGATCTTCTCGCCATGCTGTAAAACGGTCGGCAGCACCGGAGTGAGGCGACTGAACACGAACTCAGGACGCTCGTAACCTTGCAGGTAAGCGTTGTAGTAAATCTGTCCCGTAATGTTCGTGAAAGCCGTGGTGTCAACAGCATCACCCGTCTCCATGGCGTTGACGGCATCGTTGCGCGGATCAATCGAATCAACCCACTCACGACCAACAAAGGCGGTTGCAAGTTGATACAAATCGAAATCCTGCGGACGCAATCCGCCAGACTCACCACGACGCCCCGTGTCGAGCCATTCCGTGATTTGTCGACAGGTCTCAGGACCGCCAAGCGAGCGATACATCTGTTGTAGCTCGCGATGATTAACAGCAAACATGATTGGCTCCAGTGAGTGAGTGAATTTCAGTTAAGTGAGTGAGTGAATCAGAACGAACGAATTGAATTAAGCAGCGCCTTGCGGTCCGCCGTGCTGAATGGTCGAAACGATCTCGACATAAACCGTTGTCGTATTGCTTCCGTACCGTTTCGCGACGCGACCGATAGCAAGGTTCGGAGTTGCAACTGCAACAACCTTTTGGTTTTCCAAGTTGTTGCCGGATGTCTTCGCGGGTCCAACAAGGTCGCCAATTTCGAACGTGGCTGCGTCGCAGCTGAACTCGAAAACACCCCGTGTCGAAACGCGAACATCTTTAGTGTCACCAACGCGAGAACGTTGACTTGAGACACCGAGAAATACGTCGTGAAACGCCTCTTGAGTTGTCGCGATATTGGTATTCCACAGCTCGCCAGTGCCATCAGCGTCCGCGTCATAACCCGCTGACTTAACGTCATCGGTGTCAAGGTAAACTAAGTCGGCAATCTCAACTGCGACCGCAGAGTCAACTGGTGAAGTCACCGGATGCACGTCGCCGTATTTGTAACCAGCCATTGTGATCGTCCTCGTGAAGTGGATTCAAATTAAAATTATTGATGGGTTTGCTTAACTGGCCTGCGTTGCGTTAAAAGCGTTAGCTTCGGATGCGTTTCAGCCAGTCATCACTGCTGAGTTGGGCGCCTTCAGTTATTGGCGTTGTGGTCGGCTTTTGCCCCGGCTTCGGAGCTTCCTTCCACTCGCCAACAAGCTCTTTACGATCTTCGATCAGCTCTTTGCGATCTTCGACTGACTCACAGGCGACCAGTGTTTTCAGAAACGTGTCGCTGACGTGACGTTTCTTGTCAGCGTGCTTGTTCGTTGGATCGAACCCAACTGCTTCGAGTTCGTCGCGAATCTCGGCAGTCTTTTTCTCAACTGCTTCCTTTGCTTCGTACGCCTCGATTTTCTTCGTTGCAGCTTCAAGGGCAGCGGTCATCTTCGCGGCTTCAGCGCCTTCGCTTTGCTCGGACTCAAGTGACTGCACAAGGTCGGGACGCTTCGACTTCAGGTCGGCAAGTGTGAGATTGGAAAAGTCCATGTCTTCATTCTCCGAGACGGTTTCAGGTTCGTTAATGGATTCAAAAATGCCATTGGTGGTGGCTGGGTCCGCGACGAGATCAACCGATTTCACATCGGCAACTTCGGCGATGGCTCGGCGTCCGTTGGATTTTCGCCCGGCGTACCGAACCATCGCATTGTGTGAGAGTCCAACAGCAGATGGATTATTCTCCGCGTCCCAACTCACCTGCTCAGCAAGTGCATGCTTGGGGTTGAAATGCAGGTCAGCAATGACACCTTGGCCTTCAACGAATCGAGCATTCTTAAGAACGCCGAACCGCTCAGCGACACCGCGCGGACGATTCGGCTTGTCTGATTCCGGATGGTCGACGTTAACCTTAACACCCTCATATTTGTGGACGGCTGCCCGCAAAGTTTCGGGTGGGTAGTACCGTCCATTCTTAGCTTCGAATCCAACAGCCTTGACACCACGGATGATTCCGCTTTCGCGATCAACAACAACGCTCAAGCCTGCGAGAGTTTCGCAAACGTGGATGTGCTGATCTTTTTTTGTGGCAGTTGTCATTTTGATGATGCCAATAAAAAAAGGCGGCCCCTCTCCGAAGAGAAGGACCGCCTATGAATGACGATTTGTGTTGATATCGCTTTCGCGTTGGTTGATTTCTAGCAGTGTGACGCCATGCCGTCAAGCCTTTTCTTAATAAATGGCATTTGGGTCGTCAGGCTTCCTTACGAAATCTGGATTCATTCGTATTTCCATCTCTGGAGAAATCCGCTTTATGTTCTCGATTGTGGACACATGAAGTGGCAAGTAGTCCTGAATGATTGGGTATCTGCTCTCAACAGCTTTGAGCCATTCACTGTGACTGCACGTCCACTTGTCTTCGTGTAATTGAGCGAAGACACCGGGCATGAATTCTATCTCTGCGTACATCATAACACCGCTCCGCTAAGAACTCCTAATGTGAACTCAAAGTGATCTGGGTCTACAATCGCAAACCCAACAGGGTCATTATACATCCACTCGGCACCAATTGTAAGGACTTCGGTCGCGTTGCTGCCCTTGTAGATCTTACCCGCATAGACTCGCTTGAAGTCATCCTTGAATGCAACTTCATCGTCTCCGTAATCGCTAATGCCCGTTAAGTCCTTGAGTTTCTTTGGCTTCTCCTCTCCTGCCCTAAGTTTAAGCCACGCCTTTGTTGTTTGCGCTATTTCGATGTTGCTGTACTCTAACTGGTGGATCATCTCGTGGACATGAACCCCGGTTGATGCAGACTTAGTCATCATCGCAGATTTAGATTTATTTACGTACTCCGACCTAGTTTTTGCTGTCATTTTCACATCAACGCTAACGCTATGCACCTCCCCTAAAACTTGCGACAGGAACTTTTGCGCCGTCTCGCTCCTGCTCTTAATTGCTTTATCCTTTGTTCTAATTTTTGCCGAGACACTGCCCTTCTTGGGTCCTACGGCACTGAATATAATTTCGTGCATCTCGTCCCGTATTGATTCTTTCTCTTTCTCCAACTGGACGCCCTTGGCTTCAAGCTCTCTCTTTTTTTTCCACCATTGTTCTTTCTGTTGTTCCGTCATCTTCACGCCTTTGGATGACAGTTGGTGTGATTCGATTTCATTCTCCAGAAGTATCTGCTCTTTTACGATCCCAACTGATCGGGCACCCTTCTTTTTAACCTCATCTCTCACTTTCTTGAGACTTGGCTTAGCTTCGGCGTAACGTTCCTTGAACTGCTTGGGGTCTTGAATTTTGAACCCAAGTTCGGCGTCCATTTTGTCTTGCAATTTCACCGGACGAAGTTTCTTCCTTGACAGTCCCTGATTGCTGGGTGCCGGTTTCGGAGTTGGTTTTGGTGGCTTAGGCTTCTTGGTTCGCTTCGGCCTCGGCTTCTGCTTGTAAGTAAACCCAAACCGGCTCACCTGAGACAACATCTCCTGACGCTTTTCCATCGCACCACGTACCCGCTTCAGGCGTGCTTCGCGACCTTGCGCAGTCTCCGCTCGAAGTGTTCTGATCGTCATGATCTTGCCGTTGCCATCAATGAAGTCGGTGAATTGCGGGTCGCGAACACCACCGAGTTGACGCTTCATGGAATCGTATCGTCGGACACCAACGGCTTGTTTTCGTCGGCCTTCGTCTGCACTGTCGAACCATTGCGAGTAGACGTGCGGGTCGGGTATCGGTTGGTTTGCTGCGTTCCGGAATTCGGCTTGCAATTCTGGATTGTTTTTTAATTCGGACGGCTCTGTTAGGACGGGCTGATCGTAACAGCGACAGTTCGGTTCGTCTGGCAGCACTGGCAGTTCGCTGATCGACGGTTTTTTTCGCCCGTCAGACCAGTATATCGTACCGTTGCGATGCGCGTGATGCGGCCTCGTGTTCTGATCGAGCGTTGCAATAATCTGCGAGCCTGCCAGTAAATCGCCAAGCTGCGAATACTGCTCTCGCTGCACCATTGTGGCGATTCGTAGACCTTCAGTTCTCGCGATTCGCTTCGCTGACGATGATATACTCCCGACGATCGGCGCGACCTGTGCCGTCAACTCCGAGAGCTTCAATCCTTGGGACGCCCCCGCTGTGAGCGTTCCCGCGAGTCGGTCGAAGTCGGTAATCTTATGGCTCAACGACCCCATCCGCTCTTGCCAATTCTGCCCAGCGACATCGGCGTAAACGACCCGTTCAATGTCTTCGATTGATGGTTGCGGGAATACATGTTCTTTGACGAAATCAGCCCATTCGTCATCGCTCATTCTGTCAACAACCGGTTCCGGGAACTCGGCGAATGCGTTCGATGGTGGCAGCAGCATTGCGTTCTCGCCAACCATTACGGTGATCGGATTCACCGCGCGGAACCAGCGTCGCGGAATGTGCTTCGTCAGCGCCTTAACTGAATCGACATAGCTCCAGTAAGCCATCCGCTTGAACTGCTTGTCCATGATCGCAGCGGACTTTTCGACCATGCCGCGAAACGCGTCGGCGGCTTCGCGCTGATGTGATCCGAATTGATCGTCGTCGCTGATCAGTCTCAACGCAAGGCGTGCTTGTCGACGGACGATGCGATCACATTTATCCGCAATCCCCTCTGCGCGCAGCGTCGCTTCGTGCTGCTTGATCTCGAACGCCGCTTGCAGGCGCGATTGAACTGGCATTAGTCGTCATCCTGTTCGTCGTCGTCGACGTCACCATCTACATCGTCATCGTCTTCACCTGGGATCGGTGGCAGGTCTGGACGGTCACCGGAAATCGGCAGTCCGTTCCGTTCGTTGTGGGTGTCGATGTTCGCCTGTTCCTGTTCGTAGCTCAGACTGAATTGAGCCGATCCCGTTTGAGGGGACAGTAAGCCGAGACCACTGAGATTCTGCGCCACCTGCGATTCTTCGAGGCGGTTACGGGCTTGTGCGATCGGTGCTTCTGATTGGATTTCGATCAGGTCCAATACCGCAGGGGAGATACGTCTCGACTCAGCAGCATATTTGAGTGCATCCCAGATCAGCGAAACATCGTAGGCGATTTCATGCCACTGAAGGTTTTCGAAATTCTTCGAGGCTGGCCCTTCTGCGACCATGGTTGACGCGAAGTTTGAGTTCGACGCGTCTGATGTCAGCATGAACTCTGGCATTACCAATGATGCAGCAATCGCTCGCAATTCTGCGGACAACGAAGCAATGTACTTACTGGGATCAATCCCCATTCCGGGGAACTCGTATTCAGTCCCTTGGTTCGCGTCGAGAATCGTACCGGGCTTGTATTGCTGACGTCTCGGCTCGTCGTTACTTGCATTTCGGTCTGTTGTCAGCCCCGCTTGGAACGCAGCCACAGCGGTTTTCGTTGCCTGTGCGTGTTTCCGGATCATTCCGATTGCGGTCTGCACTTCCGTGACTGTCGAGCCGTTCCGGAGCAGCTTATCAGCACGGACGAGATTCTTGCGGCACGTGTAGTGGATCGGAACTCCACGCGGGTGGTCAGGTGACCCGTCGCGGGTGCGATGCTGGATCTCACTGGCCTCAATCGGGATGTCGTTGACCCAGTATCGCAGGATCGTTTCTTCGTCGTCAGGGTCGGTTTCAATACCGTACTTGATGTTCCCCGACACAGTGTGCGACGGGTTCCGCATCGCGTAAGACTCGATATATCGCAATCGCAGGATGCCATCTTCGTGGCGGAATTTACGAATGATCGCTTCGCCGTCACGGTCTTGCCGTGTGACGTTCTGGTGTTGCCTGAACCCCCAGTTCATTCGCCCCGAAACTTGATGCTCACCAGTGATATACGATGGCGACCACAGGTTGACTTTTAAGAATTCATCAACGACATCGCGAACGGATTGAAGGTCATCGTCGCTGATATCAACATCTGGCTTTTCCATCACGGTGTAGGTGTGACCCCAGCCAACGATGTAGTTGATCCGGTTCGAGTGCGAGTTTTTCGCGAACGTGTTTTCCGCCGCAAGCCATCTCGTTAAACCACGCACGCGATCGAGATCGCCATCGTTGCGGTAAACTTGGCTTTGCTGGTTCACACCGCCACCGGAGAGTGGTATCCACGGCTCACCATCTGGTCCCATGTACGCGTCTTGCGGGTTGATCATGTTGGACTGCTCTGCCCAATTCTCGATCACCTTTGTGAGTTGTCTGTTCATCCCAGCTTGTACTGCAATGAAAGATTCGAGTGCGATTTCTAATGACATTACGCCGCTCCTATTAAATCATGACCGAGGCCATCGTCGATAACCTGACCACCTTGAATTTCAACTCCGAGACGGATTGCCATTTCCAGACCATCAGGCCCATCGTCATGGCTTCCATTCGGGAACTCTTTCAACTGTGATACCAGCAACCGGTTGCCCGGTGTGTCGCGGAACTTGATCTCACGTCTGGCAAGGTATGGACCCAACCGACCGATGCGAAGTTCCTTGTTGACTGTGTTATTAATCATGTACAGCGGCATTGGCATCATGCCGCCTTGTTCGGCTGCAACTCGCGTGATTTCTGGCCCAATCAGCTCTTGAAACTGATTGCTCTCGACGCCGATTGCCAATGCGTTGAACTGCTGTTGAGTGCTGATGACGTCGCGCACGATCTGATCAACGGGCCTTCGCTCGAGGCTGGAATCAATCCACAATTTCCCGTCCTGCAATCCGAGTGCGACGATCGCGGAGTAGTCACCCTTGCGGGCGTCTTTTCCCTTCGACGGATCAACGGAAATGATCCGCAGGCCAAACGTCTGAGGCCACTGAGAATCATCAACCCACACATCGGAGAAGTATTCGTCAGGCCACTCGAATCGACCGTGACGGCTTGGCACTTGATCGTAAAGAGCGTTCCACCAGTAGCCATCAATGCTGTTCTTGATCTCTCGCAGTTTCTCAATAGGCCAACGCTCAGGCCACAGGGCTTCGCCCGGTTGTCGGCCCATTGGGTCCGCATCTTTTGCGATCGCGGGCAGGCTGATGACCTCCCATTCACCCGGCATCTCTTTCAGGATTTTCCCAGCCAAGTCCTCCGGGTGCCAGCGGGTCATCATGACAAGTGCGGAACCATCCGGCTCGATGCGAGAATGAGCCGTTGACTGAAACCAGTCCCAGTGCTTTTCGCGAATGGTTGGCGAGAGCGATTCCTCCGCGTTTTTCACTGGGTCATCAATGATGAGTAGATTGCAACCACGACCTGTCAGTGGACCACCAATACCACTGGTGACCATCCCGCCACCAAGCCCAGCAAGCTCCCAGTTATCCGCCGCCGATGTGCGTGAAGAGACTTGGCAACCAAACAGCGACGGCCCGTAGGCTTCAAGGATATCACGAGACTTGCGCCCCCAGCTTGACGCGAAACCAGCTTCATACGACGTCAACATCACCCGCCGATCGGGGAACGTGCCAAGATACCAAGCGGGAAAGTGCTTGCTGCATAGCTCCGATTTCCCGTGCCGTGGTGGCATGAAGATCATCAGCCGACGCTTGCGACCAGCTGCGAGATCAACCAGCGCACGGTTCATGAAGTGGATGTGAGGGGCTAGTGAATACCGGCCCTCGTTAATCGTCCACGCCAAACCCGCTGGTGTCCCCGTCGCTGCCACTAAGTGGGATGCCTGAGTTACCTGAGTTGGAGACATTTTCGAGTGCCTGACACATGGATTCGGATAAATCTGGATTGGCAACAGCGACTTGCCGCATCGCGTTGACAACTTCCAACGGACCACCCTCTGGGCCGCTGATTTCTTGGGACATTTTTTGCGTAAATCGCTCTGGTCGGTGCGCTCTCAAGAGCAGTTCCAAGAGTCGGTCTGAGTAGACGGTCTCGTAGTAATACGGGTCTGGATCGTCGGCACTGGCCCCCGGCTTCAGGACCGGCGTTCCTTCGCGAGTGAACTTGTACTTCCGCGTCCCTTCAATGGCTCGCCGTCGTGCTGCGAGTTCAAGGTCATCGATCGTCGCGTGTCGGATTTCTTCGAATGCAACCTCGTACCCGGGATGCTTGCCGCCGAGCCAACGGTAGTGATTTCCGCGCGTGATCGAAGCCGCTTCTGCTGCACGAGTGACGCATCCGTTTTCTCGAAACGCAGTGAGGAATGTGATCTGTGTTGGTGTCAGTTGAACTACCTGGCCAGACTCCAGTTCTACGGATGTTGGGATCGATGTCGGGGTTGTCATGAGATCCCCACGAACGAATTAATCTTTGCTCGCGACACCGAATCATCAGCGTCAATGGGAACGCGGAACACCCATTCTTTGCTGGACGCTGAACCAACTCGCAGTGAGTACGCTGCGCCCTTGACGAGATTGTTGACAACAGCAATTCCTGATTCGTTACTCGTCAGTGTGCGTTCATCGAGAATGGCGATTCCCGTCGAGTTATCGCCCTCGATTGGCGCTGAGTGAATTGCTAAGTAGACCGACTCATTGGCTTGGAGTTGACCGTCGACTAAGACCGTGTATTCGCAGTTCACAAGAGCAGGATCGGCGTTCGGTGCGTAGACTGTTCGTTCCATTTCGTAGGTGATCGTGACACCTCCATTGACCGCAAGTGAGATAGCAGTTCGTGGCGTGAACCCATCCTTGAAAAGCGATACATACCACGTCGCTTGGCTTAATGAGACCGAAACTTGCCCCAGTGAATCAGTCAGGAAGCTGTATGAATTGATGCCCTCGACAAGTCCGAGAAGAGCATTCTGGATTGGTGCACCGTCCTCGTCTGTGACGGTAATCACGACTGTGTGTGGTCCTGTTGGACTACTTCCACTGCCACCGCTTCCCGGCGTCCATGGTCCGTTGCCACCACGAGTCAGAATCTCATTTTTATCCGCCGTCGCTTCGGTCCGCGTTGGTGGATCGTATGTTGTGATTGCCGACGCACACGCCGCTTGCACTGCCGTTGAGTTGAGATTGTTGAGGTTGTTGATCGCTGCGATAATTGCTGTCTGATTCGTTGCCGTTGCGTCCCCGCCACCACCTGAACCAGTTGGTGCCTCGGCAAGTGCGTCGTCAGTAAATCGATGAGTTCCACCGTTGTCTTCAAGTGTGTCGTTTAGCTTGTCGGTGACGTTGGAGACGCCAACTAACTGATCGTCCAGATTCGCCGCCGCTAGTCCAATCGCTGTACGTATCCCCGCCGCTGTTAATGGCGTCCCCGGTGTACCAGTGTAAGCACCATTGGTCCCGCGCATTGCGGCCCCGTCGAGTCCGGTGACGTCCTCGGTGATGTCCGTCAGTGAGTGCGTATCTTTGACAAATGACGTGCCCTTGATATCAGTTAGGTGCGTCGCAATTGCCGCTTGATTCGCAGTCGTTGCAACCGTTCCTGGTACCGCATTAACGGTTCCAATTGTCACGCCACTCTGATCGTTATTGAGATTAACGTCGAAAGCAAATGCCGTCAGTGTTCGCGTTGCGTGCCCCCATATCTCCGCTGCCGTTGGCGCATCAGTCATCGACCAATCGCCCTTGCCATCGAGCGCACTGTCTGCGACCGATGCTGCGTTGATCCATCCTGTTGGTGCAGTCCCGCCAAGTGATGTTAAATAACTCGCAGACAGCAAGGTCCGTGCTTCGAACTCCTCGACCGTTGGCGGTGGATCAAATACTGTCGCCGTCCATGGATGCGGCTCAACGAAGGTTTCCGACGAGATCACCGCCGTGATAACCAGCGTGAGTGAATCACCCGACGCCCACCCTGATGACGGAATTGCAAACGATGCCTCGTACAGGCCTGCGCCAATATCCGTGACTGTCACAGTCTCGCCTGACGCCGATCCGTTGCGACGCAGGACAGCACTTGGAGTTGAGTCCGCATCGACTGCCGGTGCGTCGGTTGGTCCTGTTGAAAATGCAACACGAACAGTTTGTCCAGGTATTACAAAACTCATTCCGCACCCCACATTTCCGCCATGTGCTTTAACCCCCGCGTGAACTCGTACCTTGTTAATCCATCGCCAGCCAATGCGTGCATGTAAGCCCCGTCCATGAAGCCTAGGGTTTTACTCCAGAACGCACCCAGAACGAGATCTCCCGATGGGGTGCCTGCGAGAGTATAGGTCTTAGATATCCCCGTTGAGTCCGTCGCAATGTGAATCTCGCCAGGCTCGTACCAAACCCCAACGGCAAGACGATTCCGATCGTCAAAGAAGACGGAAGGGTTTCCAGTTGTGGTAAACCCTTCGCCGGAACTGTTCGTTAGCAATCCTTCGAAAAATGAGCCTGACCAAGACGCAGGGCGCTTACTTGCCGCCACAGTCGCGCGCTCCAACATGATCATAATGAATGATGTATCGGTCTCATCGAATGCCGTCGCCATCCAATCATCAACGCCATCGAACTCAACCCCCGGCTGCCCGCTCGAATTATAATCCGCCCGATAGATAGGCTGCTTGGTTCCAGTCGCTTGTGCAAAGTCAGATGTGTACGTACTCCGCGATGTTGGCGACCAAGACGATACCGCCGTTGCATCAGCAGGCGAACCCATGTCATCCGCTCGCCATTCGCCGAGAATGTCCGCACTGGCGTCGGTGAGCAGGCTGTATAATCGGTCCTCTGCTGTTTCTGTTCCGCCGCCGCCAGTTGGGGTTGGGCCGATACGATTTGTGTTTCGGATAGCCATGAAATCTCCGCCGTTAATCTTAATCCTGTAAGGTGCTGCTTAATCCTGTAAGGTGGCTTACTGGATTACTCCCGCTTGCTTCTCACCAGCTCATCGAGCCGGTCAATCTTCTCCGAAGCCTCATCAATCCAGTTACCACGACGGGCAAGCTCGTCGCGATACACCTCGACGGATGTCTGCAATCTCGCAAGGTCTTCGGTGTGGTCTTCTATGTCGTTATCTTGTCGTAATTGGTGCGCTGCTAATTGATCCGCGAAACGGTCTTGGTCCCCTCGCGTCCATCGGTTATTGCCAGATCGCAATCCTTCGATCTGTGCAAGTAGCGCCTCGTCGCGCAGTACGCTCAGCTTCTCGGATGCGCCGAACTGATTGTATGCGAGTGTGCCAGCGAGTCCGACAACAGAACCGAGAATAGCAACGACGACAGTTGACCAAGCTGCGATAACACCCCAGTTAGTTTGTCTTGATTGATCATGCCGCTGATGCAATTCTGATATGCTCTGATCAGTCTTGCGATTATGCTCTCGGAGATTCCGATCCAATGATTCAAACGCGGAGTTAATGTTCTCGCTAAACGCGCGGAACTCCGCCCTTGTAACATGTTCTCCTGACACTTCTTTCGTTGCCGCTGGCATCTTAATTTTCTTCCTTGATGTAGTCTTCAATTCGACCGAGACCGATGCTCACAGTCTCGTCTGTATTAGTATCGATAACTTGAGTTGGTTCCGATTTTTCGAGCATCTGTGAAAGCACGAATCCACCGACGCCCGCCACTGGAATGCCTGCTGCTGCAAGGCCGATTCCGATTGCTGCGAGTGTTGATAGACCTTGCTTTGCTTGCGGTGTCGGTTGCTGAAATACGTCGCCAAGAATAGTCGTGCTCACATCATCCTCGCTTTCTGGCTCATATCCCATTTGCTTCCGATACCACTGATTCTCCGCTTGCTGGTTCTTCAAATTCTCCGCTTGACTGTCCTGCAAGCTCTGCACTCCTATCAGATTCGCCCATAGATTCAGACGTCCCTTCTTGTTGAAGAAGTCCGTCGTTCGCGTTTTCCACGATTGAGTTGATTGCGCGGTCGATGCCATCTGAATCACCTTGAGAAACTGCGGAGATCAACCCGCCCATCAGCAATCTATGTTGCTGACGACGGGACTGATTACTCTCCACGATCTTTTTGACAAGCTCGTCAATCACGATGGATTACGGACCTTGTTGGACTGCCGGACCCGCAACTGGAGTAGCGATAACGCCACTCACAGAACGGGACTCAACAGGACCAAGCTCGTTGTGAGTCTTGGCGATACCAGCTTGGAGCGAACCCATCGCAGCCGTCGACAATGCGCGACCGGATTGGTTGTTCGCTTGGATGTTGCCAGCGGTTTCAGTCATCATGAGACCGAGCATTCCGGCGGGGACATCTGCACTCATTTCAATTTCCTCATTAAGCTCAATTATTATAACGCCATCACCAATGATGGCATCGTTATCGAGATCAGGCATGATCGATAATCCTCACTTGCCTGCTTGTTGTATCCGCTTCAAGTCGAGAACAATCGCTTCGCCCGGCTTATACGATTCGTCGTCGATAACCTGCCCTTGATCGACTAATAGAACGCGAGTATTGGGGATTGTTGTCTTATATTTTGACGCGATTTTTTCGACTTCTTCTCGCGATAATCCGCCGCTTTGATTGCCGATTTGGTCGCGCAGTTGTTGCAGCTCGACTTGCAGACTTGCAACCCCTTTTGCGTTCGCATCAACGTCACTCTGCCTCACTTGTGTGGGTGTTGGTCGTGGTGGAGATATAGGGCTGCTCCTAATTGGATGCACCTCGTACCGTGGAGGATCAATAACTAACGGAGGTTGATATCTCACCCCGCCAGTGCCGGGAACCGGACGAACCATATACTGGGGTGATTGCCTCACAGGTGGGCACACCCCAGGGCAATGCTGGCGCACCCATCGGCATAGATTTACCGTTGTCACAATATGCGTTCCGCAGGTCTGCCCACGGCTTTTGACCTCGACTCCGCTGACAATTCCAACAACACGACCATCACCTGTCACGATAGGGCCGCCTGAGTCGCCTGTGCATACAGTGCTTGTTGATCGGAACCACCTGTCGTCACTGGTCGCCATGGCCTTGCGAGTCAGCAGTGGACCATTCGATCGGTGCCCCATTACGACATATCTATCGGCACTCACCGCGCCATCCTCAACGCGATACCACTTGTCGCAAGCGAATCCCGGCGTGCTGATTAAAGCGACATCAACATTCCTCTTGTCGTCTTTTTCGACAGCCTCGATGACTGCATTACATCTACTAACTGCGACGCTTGCGACTGGTGAATCATCGTCGGTCACGACATGAGCCGCCGTCAAGTACCATCCGCGATTGTCGTAGTTACCAATGCAGACGCATGAGCCGACACCCTTAGTTCCATCGGCAAGTGAGACGTTGACGCGATAGACCTGCGAGTAGGTGCAGGTGTTAATTAAAAGCAAAGCAATGACTGTAATTAACGGTTTCATTTCGCTCCCCAAATGTAGCTAATCCAACCCCACCAACGAACGGCGAAGTACAAGATTGACGCTTTCCAAAATCCAACACCGCTCTGATTCAACAAATATCGGAACAGCGAATCGGCAATGACGCGACGGTGATAATCCCCCGACGCCCAAGCCTGAGTGCAGTGATAATCGTGGACCACAGCAGCCTTGACGTACGACGACATCAACGGATGTCCAACGATGCCCCATAAGATTCTGGGGATAGTCGCGCCGTCCGTCTGAGTGCCGACTGGGACAGTCTGAGTTTCACCGAGACCGTTGCTGTAACTGATCGGATCGGTGACGACGAACGTATCAACGCCGCCCACTCGATGGACAAAATCTAATCGCACGTCGTGATATTGGATCGAGTTCATCGCGCCCCCCTCACGTCGACAACCCGAAACCGAATATCCACACCCTGCGACCGATACCAGTGCAACGTCGCCAGCGCACGCAGATAATCCTCATCGTCTACGTTGCCGCGATTGAGCAAGCAGATTCCCGCTGATCGGCCAGTTGATGCCGCGTAAAATGGAGCTTGGCCAAATGCTTGCTCCCATTTGTAACACCACTCGATTTCCCATGCCGTCGAGTCAGTCAGCACATCAACGCGACTGCCATCGGGGAGGATGTGTTCCGCTTCGCCTTGCCATTCTTGCGCGAGGTACGTGGACCAGGTGGTTTCGCGATCGGTTGGCTCTGGACGTGCGATTGTTGGTTCGTCACTGCCAACATCCGCAACGAACAACAAAATCATCACAACGGAAGCCGCCATGGTGAATGGATATCGAATTGCGAATAATGCAGACATTAGGATCGATTACTCAGCTTCGGTACAAGGTGTGACATCGACGTAATATTCTTCGCCGACATTGAATTTCTCGCACAACTCAAGACGAACAATATCAAGGACAAGTTCACCTCCCGGCGTCCACTTGTAAAACTCATCATTCTCGTCACTGCCTGATATGACTGGCGAGAACAGAACGCGACCTCCCTCACCATCTTCTCGCAATTCGATTGAATTACAGGTCATCTTTGATCGAACTTTTGTCATGAGTCTTTCCGTTTTGCTAAATAAAAAAAGGCGGTCCACCCCCGCGAAGGGATGAACCGCCTATGAATGACGATTTGTATTGATAAACAAACTCAGTTAGTTCGTGCCGGAATTATGCTCCGACGTCCCCGGTTTTGCAAGCCCTGTTTTGGAATCCTCTCGCAAAACGAGCAATCTGCCATCGTGATGCACGACGATCTGGTTCCGCTTCAAGTCCCATTGCGACAGCACTTGGTACGTCTTGCCGTTCATTTCGATTGTTGTTTTTTGCTTGCTCATAACTACCAATCCGTTGTCGCATAGGAAGGCAACTCCGACGTTGCCAGATTCTGAAATAGTGTGAGCTCTGCTCGGAATAAAAGCGGTACCGCCCCTTTGCTTCCTGAACGATTCTTGCGGACAAACAGCTCCGCGACGTTCTTAACGTCCTCGCTTGGAGAGATGCCGTAGTCATTCCGAATGCGATCCCACTCTGGATGGTCACCGTTGTCGAATTGGTCGATATATTCCTTTGCTCGGTAGAGCATCCATACTTGGTCTGCGTCCTGTTCAATGGCTCCTGATTCGCGCAGGTCAGCAAGTGCGGGACGTTTATCGTTTTTCGATTCAACGTTGCGGTTGAGCTGTGCCAACGCAATGACCGGGATATCGAGTGACTTCGCCAACCGCTTGAGCGTGCGTGTGATATCAGCAACCTGCTGTTCCCGTGGCGTTCTCCGGTCGGTCGGTTCGATCAATTGAAGATAATCAACAATCACGCAACCGATGCCTTTCCGCCGTCGTTGCAACCTCGCAGAGCTGGCGATCTGTGTCGGAGACACGCCCGGATCATCATGGATAAATAAAGGCAGGTCGCTAAGTTCGTTGACTGAAACGTTAATGTCTAATCTATCACTATCACTTAAGTCACCACTTCGCAATTTATGTAATGGCAGCATCGTGTCCATTGATAATAAACGTTCCACTAATTCTAGCTTGCTCATCTCGAGCGCATGGAACAAGACTGGTGTTCCCGCTCTCGCCAAGCCTCTCGCGACAGAAACAGCCAACGCCGATTTCCCCATACCGGGCCTTGCCGCCAAGATGATCAACTGACCTGCGTGCATCCCGCCTGTGATCGCATCGAGCTTGCCGTACCCGGTTGGCACACCGACCTTCGTTTGCCCAATTTCGTCAAACGCAGACAGCAGGACATCGTGCAACGATTCCGCTTCCGTGCCTTCCCGGTTTTCGATCAGGTCAGTGATTGCGGATTCCGATTGCTCGATGACTTGTTCAAGTTTTTTTGTATCATCGGTGGCACACTGGATCATCTCAGTTGCTCGCTCGATGACCTCGCGACGGGTTGCCTCCTCGACAACCAGCGATGCGTAATGCTCAGCGTGCCCAGCATGTGGGACCGACGCCATTAACTGATTGATCCGAGCCGGCCCGCCGATCTCGTCAAGCCAATCACGGGCCTTGAGGCTACGAGCCAGCGTCACGACATCGACGGTGCTTCCGGTCTCTCGCATCTCTCGTAGGACGATCCACACCTTGCGGTTTTGCTCGCTGTAAAACATCCTGTCGCGAAGTCGCAATGACATATCATCGAATGCACCTGGGGATAGGATGCAGCACCCGAGAACGCATTGCTCCGCTTCGGTGTCGGCTGGTCGTTTTTTAAGAACCGCTTCCGTCATGGCTCAATCATCTCCTTTGCTCGACGCCAAACGTCGTTTGTGATTTTGCTGTAATCCCCCTTGCCCACGATCGAAGCGAACAGGGCAACCGGATTATCTCCCGCCTCGACCGCGTACAGGGCCGCTGCCACGCAGTCGGGCCACTGGTCCGAGCCAAGCACCGGCTTGAGACCTTCAGGGCTTCCTGCCTGCCATCTATGCCAATCCGCGAGCTTGTCCATGTCGCCCAGAGCCTCGACTGTGAGGTTTCTAAACACGCTGGGCTTCTTGCTTTTTTTCTTCCCGGTTCGGACCGGTGGGGCAGTGGCCCCCTCAAGGGCTGTACTGCCCCCGGAACCGGAACAGGACTTGTCATGTCCTGTCCGGTCCTGTTCTGTAGGCCACATATTTTCGCGGTCCTGCGCAATCTTGCGCACTATCGCGGGAGACTGTCGCATTTCGTGCGAATACTGGACCGATTCGATCCACTTTATTGTCATTAGAAATGCCAAAGATCGCTCAATTACGTCTTCCGGGACGTCAGTCTTGAGGCTCATCTCTTCCGCCGTCAGTGGTCCGTCCTCATCCGCGAGGGTCCCCCTAACTGGGCATTTCGCCGCGACTGCCACGATGACAATCCAACATCCATAAATCGATATCCCATCGTCTTCCCGCATGAGACGTCTGTACCCCTTGCCGTCATGCTTTGTGGGCACTGCAACCCACTTCATTGGGCCATTGATGCGACTATTGCCGTGCTGCTCGAACTGAAGCTGGTCCCAGTCCTTAATGCGATAGACGTTTTCCGTTTTGTCGCTCATTTGTCCGATTCCTGCTTGTTTGCACCACGCTGAACCGGTGCCGTTTCTAGTTGGATAACCCAGCCTTGATTGGAGTTAAAACGGAACCTCATCTACCAAGTTGTAATGTTCCTTGTAGTGATCAAGTGCGTGTAGGCAGACTAAGTTTTCCCACGAATTGTTAGTGCAGTCCCCGTTGCGATGGTGAATTTCCCAACCGTCTGGAATGACCTGCCTGGCGTGCTGCATCCACACAAGATGCGAGACTGACATCGACTTCCTCACCCCTTGGTGATGTAGGTCGACGCGTGGATCACCATGCTGGCAACCGTTGCGAAAGTTGATCCTTTGAGCAAGGCGTCGATTCCCTTTAAATACCTCGCCATTCTTCGTGACGAATATTTCATCAGCGAGCCACTGGAGGACCTGCTCTTTTGTTGCAGTTGGGCTGTTTCTACTCATTCAATCACCTCCCCCCTGACAACAGCCGCCATGCGAGTGCAGCCACTGCCGGAACTTGTCCGTTGCCAATGGCTTTAAGTTGGTCCACCCGGCGGGCCATCCCATTAACCACTCGACCCACATCGGGTTCAGCTTCCCACCAGCCACCGCATTCAATGGAGGTGTGTTCCGCTTGCTCTGACTTGGGCCGCCGTTGTTGCTTGCATCCTGGACTGTTGGCGTCGGATACTTCGCCATCTCTGCTGGTGTTGGTGTCCGCCCCCTGCGGTGCGACTCGCTTCTCACGCTCATTGATTTCGTTGGCGTCCCAACCAGCAATCCAGATGCGTTTTCTAATGTGCGGGGCACCAACGTTGTCCGCACCCAGCACTCCCCATTCCGCATCGAACCCCATCTCGGAAAGGTCTCCAAGTACTCGATCCAGCCCCCGAGAAGTGAGCGCTGGCGAGTTCTCCACGAAGACGAATCCGGGTCGTACTTCGCGAATGATTCTCGCGAACTCAGACCACAACCCGCTTCGCTCTCCGTCGATGCCGGCACCGCCTCCGGCAACTGAGATGTCTTGGCATGGGAACCCACCAGTGACGATATCCACAGCTCCACGCCACTCGCGGCCGTTGAATGTTCTAACGTCGTCCCAGATTGGGAATGGTTTGAGGATTCCATCGTCTTGCCGCTGCATAAGGACGCGACGGGGATACTCTTCGATTTCGACTGCGCAGACGGTTCGCCATCCGAGCAATTTGCCTCCGAGAATTCCGCCACCAGCGCCTGCGAATAGTGCCAGCTCATTCATCAATCTCCCCGTCTTCATTGTTCCGCTTTTCTATTTGGTCTTTAAGAAAACTACCTATCAAATTTACGGCGGAATCCGCTAATTCCTCTGCAGCGCCGTAACCATGCGACGTCATAAATACAAGCCCGTTTTCGTGCTCGACTATTACGATTGTAGCCTGTGATTTTATCGTTGATTTATTCATTTCATGAATCCATATCCAACCCGCACCCGAAGCAAATTCCGCATTCCTCGCACCCTTCTTGTTCACACTCACCGCATCCGTCCCCGTGACAGTGCTCGCAGTTAACCAGACCATCGCCCCCGCACTGGGAGCACACATCGAACACATCTATCTGTCCATTCCCGTGACATCGTTCACACCACGCCCATCCGTCTCCGTCACATTCACGGCAAAAGTCACTGGCGTCACCGCCCCCGCAGCCTGGGCAGTCAATGGTGCCTACCCCCTTGCAGCCTGGACACTCAGATTTACTCATCTGGCACCTCCGAATGCTCTTTGCCGTTGAGTAAACGGCCGGCTTCTTTCTTGCCGACCTTTATCATTCGCTCAATGTTCAGATCTTCCCCGCAAGCACAAGAGCTATCGTCTGTGATTGGATAAACAGAATGACCACATCGGCAGGTCCACAATACTGGACGGGTGGAGTCGTATTCGATCCCACATCCAATCGACTGAGGCCACCACTCACCCCACTGCTTGAAGAAAAACGGGACGTCAGAACCCTCACATTGAGCCTGTAGTTCCCTTGCCCAATCCGGGTGCATCGGCCTTGCACCATGACCTGATTCACCACCGCAGATAACCCAGTCAATTGAAGGGCCGTCGTATTCGGTGTCGTCGAATTCGCCATTGGTTGCGATTGAATGAGGTTTCCCAAGATCAACAGCACCCAGCAACGGCTCGCAACTCAACCAAAGGACTGGCGACAAGTCCCGGCACTTGAGCAGTTCGGGAATTCGCTTGTCGGCTTGTTCTTGGCTTTCGACCGACGTTCCAAGCCAAACATTTTGGCGATACTTACGCTCATCTACAGGCACGCAATTAGCACTGTGTGAGTGCGGGCAGTCTCCCGTGTTGCATGCGTGATAATCCCACTGTGGTGTCATTCTTAGAATGTTTTCGGGCCGCTTGGTTAGCAGCAGCCAATCCAGATGTGGAGTCGCGTCGATGGTCTCGAACGCCTGCTCTCTGATATCAGTAAGCGTAACTGGAATGCACCCATCAGACTCACGCGCAATGTCGTCAGTGAGGATGTGTTGCCAATTCTTATCCGCAGCCTGAAAGCAAAGCCGATTACCTTTGTGGTCAACGATAGCTTGTCCATTGTCCTCTTCAAAAAAGTCGCTCATCGAGTTGCTGAATACGCGGTATCGCACACCCTCTTTTTCAGCCTTGGCGTTCAGCTTTAAGGCTTCCGCCACCGCCGACTTGATATCTCGTCGCGGTTCTCCCTTGCCCCAGATGTTGTTGCCGACTCGCTTGGCAAAACCCTCTGCGTAACAGTTCTTGCATCCGGGGCTGACCTTTTCGCAACCCCACCACCAATTTATTGTGTGGTCTGCCCACTCGACCTTTGTGTTGATAGTCACACTCCGACCTCCGTTAAGATTTCCTCGATATCATCCCAGTTCCGCGGACGCCAAACGCCAACGAAACAACGATCGCTGCCGACCCGCTGGAATGCGTAATCCACTTTCTTGGGCACTCTTGAGCCAGTCATCGCGCCAATCCACTCGCGCTGTTCTTTGCTTAATTCGCCGCCGTCCTGCTTCAGTTCTATATGTAAGATGTGACCATTCCGAGCTAGCAATAAATCCGGCGAACCCTTCATGCCTTGAATTGGAGTCTGCCATCGACCATTCGTGAAAACCTTGCGAAAATGGACGTGATGCCAGCCTTCGAGTTTGGCTAAATCGAGGACGCTCGATTGGAAGCCTGATTCGGATTCTTTTTGAAAGCCCACTATTCACCTCCACCGCACCGGCAGTTAATTAAGTCTTCCCGGCAATCGGGACACTCATGATTTGCGATTGTAGGTTTCATCAGTCCGTACCTTTCACGCAGAAGGGTTTGTGGTTTTATAAAATGCCGGTCTTTCCCGACTGTCAGGTTTAGTTAACGACTTTCCTTCGTCCCGGCGTCATTGTTAGTTAGAGCTTACTGTGGACTGCTGACTCAACGGCCATCGGACGGGAACCTGCGTTCCCCTATTTCCCCACAGCCTCCGTGGTCCTACTATCCGGGCATTCGAGCGAGACCGACCAAGTTTCTCACTGCCGTTTCTTCAGTGTTATAAAAAAACCGGCAACGGAGCGGGCCGTCACCGCCACCGGTCTAGCAATCAGAGGAAGGGCTAGTCCCCTGATTGTGAGTTGTTTGTTGGATCGACTAGCGGCAACTTTTCGCCGATTAGGGTTTCGATTTCCTCAAGAGTCTCGGGCCATGATTCAAGATTGCCTTGGTCTGTACTTAGCTTTTCGGTTTGATCCTCGGTCAATTCAATGTACTGGAACTTGCACACACAATCGCGAATGGAACGAGATGCGTCTGCGATGTCGCCGCAGTAGACCGTTGATTCAGTGTTCCGCTTGTTCCACGCGAGGCCGTTGAGATACAAGCACTCCTCGCAGTCATTGTCCTCTATGACAACAGCACCTCGATATCGCGGGTCGATAGTTTTCGTTTCTGACATCTTGAATTTCCTTGGTTAATGTTAAAAGTAGCGAGCATCGGATTCACACCGATCAGATGTTAATTCTTCGCACACCGATTCGAGTGCTTTTGCGATATTGGTTAATTGCTGCTTATTCATTAGATTCACCGCCTTTCGCTTCCCGTTGAATCGCTTCGTAAATCTCCGCCCGATGTACTTGCACATCGCTCGGAGCCTCGATTCCAAGACGCACTTTATCGCCTCGGATGTCCACGATGGTGATGACAACGTCGTCACCTATCATGATTTGTTGGTCTTTGTAGCGTGATAAAACTAGCATTGTGATTCCTTTCGGGTTAGTGGGTTTGCCGCGATTTCCCCCACCATTTCCACTGCACTATCAAATGTTTCATGCTGCGAAATATACGGCAGCCAGCAGAAAACATTCTCCCGTGGACCGACAATCATGACAGAGATGTGACGTCCGATTGCCAAACCCATTTCGACGTGCCTGCCTCCCCTTGAATTCGTTGAACGCGGCACCTCCGTGAATGCGATTAGCAAATCAGATTTAATGACATCTTCCACATCCTCTTTGGCGAATTTTTTTCGAAGAACGGAAGCTCCGTCTGAACTGTTGTGACCTTCGACAAGTGACTCGCCACTTTCCCCAATCGGCTCCCCATCATTATCGATTTGATGATCTCCGTTGAGCCATCGACTCGTGACGACATGCCCCAGGTTGCTTAATTTTTCGCGATACTTACAAAGTTCTTCCCGTCGTGAGTATCGCGCTGCTAGATAGATTTTCATTTCGGTTATCTTTCGAATGGGGTTATTAAAATGGACCGTAAACAAGCCGTCTGGGATTCGAACCGCAGCCGAGACTTACACCTGTGCTTGACTCGCGAATCTCACACAGACTGCTCTCCATCAGCCCCCTTCTCTTGGAAAGGCAGCCTACCGACCTACGCTGCTTTTTGTACAAGGCATACAGCACGCCAGTGGATCGGGCAGGATTCGAACCTGCATTGCCCCACGCTCCCATTATGCGTGATTCCGGTGGCAATCCACGCCGCAAGTCAATTCATGAATTGACCGCTAGCACCTACCCTTCTGGATCGGGAAACCAGATTATTGGGTCATAGGCAAGGTGGTGCGTTACCAATTCCGCCACCGATCCCAGTATCCGCTAATCGCAATCTTCGATTGACGCAATGCGAATCTGACATTCAGCGATAATCTCCCGTAGAGATTCCAAGGTCTGGTCTGTCGCCACACTAGTGTCAGAAAACACTTCGCGGACAGACTTTAATGCCTCCGCAAGTAGTGTCTTATGTTTATTCATCGATCAATCCTCAGTTAGTGTTAGTTAAACCCCGGCAACCACTCCGTTGCCTGCCGAGTCGAGATGGTTAACTCATTAATCAGAAATCATTATCGAGGCGAAGGAAGCGGCAATAACTCACTCAACATGGTACGACCTCCATACTCCCTCAGCATCCAGTCTGGTGCAACCTCGGGTAGATACGCAGCCGATAGACACAGCGCCCAGATTAGTGCTAATTCAGTTGCCCAAATGAAGACTATCATTGCGAATTTAATGCACGGCATTTCTGCTTCCTCAATAAAAAAACTAAAAAGCTGTTAATTAACCCGGCTGGAGAACTATGAAACCAGCCGAGCCGATACTGTGGGAGAATCAGCCACTCACAGTATCACGATTCGTTGTGCCGAAAGTGCCGGTCTCTCCCGACTGTCTCGTTCCCATTTCGAACTGGGTTCCGGCGTCCGTCCGCCTGTGCTGATTTCATCAATCGCTCCATACATCATTTCTCCATTCGGAGATGTCCCCCTCACCAGCCAGAAGGGGTAGGAGATTCGCTATGTTTTTTCGCTGACAATCTCTTCGATCGCCATAACAATTCTTGCTCGCGTTGTTGGATCGCTCTTGAGTGCGTTGATCTGCTTTTCTAATTCACCACCGAACCGCTTCACTAGAGTTTTTGCTAAGCAGCACCGGGTTGATTCTTTTAAGTTGTCACGGAAAACTGTGTCGCTAAGGCAATCTTTAATCGCTTCATTCAGGATGCCTTGGATTTCTGATTCAGCGTTCTTTATCGCATTCTTGATCATTAGTTCAACTGGCGAGTGGTACCCGCCGAACTGTTCTTTAACCGCTTCGATAAAACCAACTTTAATCGCCTCTGACACCACTTCATCTGAGTTTATTTCCATAATTCCTACCAATTAAGTTTGTTGTCTTAAAAGTCGACGACGCGGACGCGTAATGACGCCGTCGACCGATTGCCGACTAACACAGTCGGCTCTCTTCGCTTCCGTTTCAGTTGTCAAGTAATCCTTAACAACTCATTTTGTTAGGTGACTCTTGTTATATTGCTGGCGATCTTCTCAACATCGTTCCGCCAGAAATAAATGGTGTTGCCAGCGGTGATTCTGTACGCCTGCAACTCACCAGATTTTTTCATTCTGTCTATAGTCGACAAGCTGACCTGCAATCGCTCAGCGGTCTGCTTGCGCGTGTAACAGTCGTCAATGCTTTTTGGTCCACGTTTTGCCATTTGTCCTCGCTCCTCACTTGCGTGAGGGGACTCTAAGGCATGGTTTTCGAGCGAACCCTGAAATCCGCTGAGTTCCGCCGAAATCGGCTGAAGTCCGCTGAATTAGGCTGAAAATAGCCTTGACGCTGGTTTCGCGAGCGTGCGAAAGCACCGCCAATTGAGAGGTTTTGAACTATCAAGTAATCCTTAACAGTTCGATCCTTACCACCTTATCCGCCACCTTATGCGGACAACAGTTGACAACGAATGACGATATTCATTGACAATCTTGGTTGCCGTCCGCTACGATTCCACCCGGTGAAACACTGGTCAAATGCAGTGTTTTCAGCACCACGGGGTGTAGCGCAGCCTGGTAGCGCGCTTGTCTGGGGGACAAGAGGTCGCAGGTTCAAATCCTGTCATCCCGACTCAACTGGATTTCCGGCCGTTTGGCGAGTTCGTCAAACGGCTTTCTCTTTTCTATGACTAGACTTACGTCGCCCAATATGCGGTTCAAAGATAGCGTTTCCAGGATCCGCCGTTTTTCGAGCATCTTTGAACCGCGCCAGATTTTGGGAATTTTTTGAGAAAACTCGAAGACCGCCAGTGCGGCCCGTACGTCCACAGGGTCGAGCGACGGTGCCTCTCCGAGGGATTGTTCAACCTGAGCCATCTCGTCGCGCAGGGCGGCCAGTTTCGCGTTGAACGTTGGCTCGTCGATCGATCCCGCCAGGAACGCGTTGAGGAGTCGGTCGTTCTTGTTGTTCAGTTCGGTTTGGCGTTTCGCGAGCGCAATCCGCTGATTGCGTTGAAGGTCGCTGATCTCCGCAAACGCCGATTGCAGCGAAGATCGGAACCACTCAACCATTTCCTCATCGGGCATTTTCAGTTTTGACAAGTCCGCGATGATTGCATCTTCTAGATCATCAGCTCGCCAACGCACACTGGGATGATCATCCTCGGGATAGTTATTCGCACAACGATAGTAATCATGAACGCGAACGCCACCTCCCTTCAATTTCCGCTTGATCCGTTCCCCTGTGATCATTGCTCCGCAGTGTTCGCAGATGAACAGTCCACCCGCCAACGGGAGATTCACCTTAGCCTTCGTTCGCCGCTTCTTCCCTTTCAGTAATTCTTGACAGGTCAGAAACGTTGAACGGTCGACCAGTGGTTGATGCCGACCCTGAAAAACATTCTTCCCGCGTCGAATCTCACCGATGTAGAACCGGTTGTTGAGGATGTAGGATACTGCAGTGCGTCCAAACTTCGGATGCGATGGACGGAACGTGAAGCCTTCTTCAGCCAGTTGTTTTCCAGCTGATGCAAACGTGTGTTTGCCGGATGAATACAATTCGAACAGCCTCATCACCGCTTTAGCATTTTGGGGATGCGGCTGGATTGGCTCTTCGCGATTTTCGGTCACGTTGATGTAACCGTATGGTGCGAGGCCGTGTTGCCAGCCCTGCTTCGAACGTTCATCAATCCCCTTGAGCACCTCAGTCCGCAGGTTGTCGCTGTAATACTGCGCGACCGCCGCCATCACATTGAACGACAACGCGCCGGCTGGTCCGGGACCAAACTGGTTCTCCACGAACGCCAGTGAAACACCGTGTTTATCCTCCAATTCCTGCATTCGGACGGCGTCTCGCATGTTTCTGCAGACGCGGTCCAGCTTATGGCTGAGGCTCGCACGGAGGTTTTCGCGCTTGGCATTCGCCTTCACCCAATCGACCATTTGGTTGAATGCCGACCGTTCCGATCCTCGTTTCGCGGATTCCGCAACGGAGAATTCACGAACGACTGTCCAACCATTCTTGAGGGCTCGATCGCGTGTTGCCCGCAACTGGGCATCGATCGAATATCCTTCGCGCTGTTCTCGTGAAGAGACACGCGCCCAGATGACCACATTCATGTTTCGCTCCTTTCAATCAACATCTCTGCAAACAGTTTCACGTTCTGAAGAATCTCAACCGCTTCCTCTGCCAAGATCTCCCGCTCGTACCGGGCCGACCAAAGTCGCTGGGTCTCGGTGATCAACTCATCCGACATCCAGGCGAGTGACAGTGGCCGACGTATCGGTACGGGCGTCTCACACAGTCCTTGCTCATCAGGCGAGAACATTCCAGTCATGTCGCCATGCATTGCTGAGGAACTTGATGATTCAATGGGCCGCTTCATTCCGCTGCCTCATCGCCCAGTCCGGCTGCGAGAAATCGTTCGCGAATAAACTCCATCGCTTCGCAGACCACCGGGCGTTTGACACCGAGTTCCCTTGCAATGGATGTGGCGTTTTCCCCTTCAGAGAGCAGCTGACCAACCTGCTGTTGAAACTCCGGCAGGTCGGCCAACAATGTAGAGACATCGATACCGACATCACTGGTTTCGATGTCACTCTCCGTCATCAGTTCGTCATCTGCCGGAAGTATGTTGCCACAACGATCAATCATGTCCTGGTACCGCTGTTTGGTTCGAAGCCATTGCTTTAATCGGAGGTCGATTGCGCCCGTCAGAATCGTCGATTCGCTCGCCCCATTGGCATTCGCCGGATCAGTCTTGAATGTCAACAGGTACAGTGCAACTTCCTGTACGGCATCCTCCAAATCGTGCCGCTTGATCTTGAATCGCACTGCTCGGCTGCGAATCAGAGCCAGTTTTTCTTCGATCGTCAGTGCTTGCTTCGTCGTGTCCATTTCTTGCTTCTCCACTTTCCGAGTTGTCTGGTCGGCGACGTGCCAACCACGGAAAGGGAGTTTGCAGTGACATCAGGGACACGATCTCTAGGCAAACGCATTGGTGCCAAAAAGTCATATGGCGGCAATATTGTCATTTTGCCTGACAATATGTCGTCCATATTGCGGCCATATTGTCAAAGTGCCACGAGGGAAATGACAATATGACTTTGGCGGAAAGTTCGAAATTTGGACTTGCGAGCGGCAACTCACTTTATGTAGGCCGCGAGCAATCACACGAAGACAACCGAGCACCACGCTGAGGTGCATTTCTTCGAATCGTGTCGCGGCAGACCTCTCACTCTGGAGGACACATGCCGCCATCACCATTTGGACATTCCCATCGTCAGGGCGATTGTTACGCCATCTGGTACGCTCACAAGAAAGCCGTTGGCCTGATCGGTTGTTTCGGCTTTACCGAAACCGATGTCGATGACATTGAACAGTCACTGATCGTTGGTCTGCTGGAACGCTGGCCAAAGTTTAATCCGAAGGAATGCTCAGCCAAGGAATTCATCTCCTGGGCGATCGGTCGCGCTGTCGCGGATCAGATTCGTGAACAGCAACGCCATCACGAATTCGAACCGACGGAGACGGAGCCGATTGAGCAGTTGTTCGACGATGAAGAACAGCCGCTCCCATCCAACGGCCTTTACGAAGACCACGTGCCGCACATCAATCGCTCGATTGATCTGGCTCAGATCCTCGCTTCGCTGCCACCCGAGATTCAGGCAGTGGGCGAATTGCTGATGAGCGGCAATATCACGAACGCCGCCCGCGAACTGGGGATCTCTCGTCGAACAGTTCGCGACCGAATGCAAAAACTCCGCCTGGCACTCGAAGCCGCCGGCTACGAACACGCCTGACTCTCTCTCGAACCTTCAATAAGGAATGCACATGGAACTGATGAAGCAGATTGTCACTGGGAAACAAACACTTCCGCGCCGCGTGATGTTGTATGGTGTCCAGGGAATCGGGAAGAGCACGTTTGGAGCGATGGCTCACAAGCCGGTGTTCATTCAAACCGAAGACGGTCTCGGGAATCTCGATGCTGCCAGATTTCCGTTGGCGGAAACGTTCGATGATGTTTTGACGGCAATTATGGGCCTATACACGGAAGCCCATGAATTCCAAACAGTGGTCATCGACAGTCTCGACTGGCTGGAACAACTGGTCTGGAAAGAAGTGATCCGTCGCAGACCAACCACGGATCGCGGTCGGGACATCACGTCGATCGAGGATTACGGATTCGCCAAGGGGTACACGTATGCCTTGGAACCGTGGCGGGAAGTTCTGGATGGCCTGAACGCACTTCGAAACGAGCGCGGAATGATGGTGATCCTGATTGCCCACGCCAAGATCGAGCGATTCGAGAATCCCGAGACCGATGCCTACGACCGGTATTCGCCGCGACTGAACAAACACGCCTCGGCGCTGATTCAGGAGTGGTGCGACGAGGTGCTGTTCGCGACCTACAAGGTCCACACCAAACAGACCGAGGAAGGGTTCGACAAGACGCGAACCCGTGGTATCGGCGCTGGTGATCGGATTCTGAGAACCACGGAACGTCCCGCTCACATGGCGAAAAATCGGCTCGGGCTCCCGGACGAATTACCGCTCGATTTTAGGAACTACGCGGAACGCTTGGCGTAATTCCGAATCTTTCGCGACGCCAGCGGGCATCGGACTGCTCAGGGGTTGTCGGTCGGCAAACTCCCGGCTGCCCGCTGGCACCTTTTTGACTCAACCACTTTTTCTATCACAAGGGAGACTTATATGGCTGATCTTCGTGGCTTCGATGCCGAAACTGTGGAACCGAATGATTCCTTCGATCCCATTCCGAACGGCGACTATCTCTGCATCATCACGATGTCGGAGATGAAACCAACAAGGGCGGGTGACGGTGCCTATCTCGAACTCGAGCTGCAGGTCATCGAGGGGCCGTACCAGGGACGAAAACTCTGGGACCGACTGAACCTGAATAACGCCAACGAGACAACGGTCAAGATCGCCAAGGGGACGTTGTCGGCGATTTGCCGAGCGGTCGGTGTTCTGCAGCCGACGGATTCTTGCGAACTGCATGACCTGCCGCTCATCGCAAAAGTGGCCTGTCGGAAGCGGGATGATACCGAAGAACTGACGAACGTCATCAAGAGCTACAAGAAGCGTGATGCCGTGGCGACGACGCCCGCATCCTCTCCTGCTCCGGCGCAGTCCGCGAGCAACTCAACCGCGCCGCCCTGGAAGCGGTCGTGACGCTGTCGACTGGGGACATCTCTATGTCCTTACCGCACAGTGCGACAGAGGCGGTAGCCGTGCTTCGATTTGTGCTGCCGTTCCCGCCGAGCGTTAACCGGTATTACCGGCATGTTGGCTATCGCACGCTCCTGAGCCGTGAGGGGAGATTGTATCGCGAAAGCGTCTGCACTCTCCTCACGGGGCGGGTCGGCCAGTCTCTTTCTGGTCCACTCCAAGTTCAACTCGATCTCTATCCGCCTGATCGCCGCCGTCGCGACTGGGACAACTTTCAAAAAGGCATATGGGATGCGCTCCAACATGCTGGCGTTTACCACGACGACAGTCAGGTGAAACGGGCAGTTGTCGAAATGCATGAGCCGGATGGAGACGCCCGCGCCGTAGTGGAAATTAAACCGCGAAACCAAGAGCCATTTGCATGTCAGTCAGACTTCAAGAATACGGACCGCCCGGGCGGACCAGTTACCACGGACGGAGAACCTTCGAACGGACGTTCAAAGTCACCTGTCCGGAAGGGACGGAGGAACTCGAATCGCCAGACGAAGCGTGCGACCTGATCTGTGATTTTGTGGCAGAACAGTTCTGGGACTGGTGGAACGATCCCGCCCGCCAACGCCGTTTCAAACCCCGCGTCAAAGTGTATGAGGTACTGCGATAGTGCTGACGCTTCGTCCCTATAAGCAGCAGGCTGTTGACGCTGTTTACCAGCACCTGCGGGATCACGATGACAACCCGGTCGTCGTGATCCCGACAGGTGGCGGCAAGACGCCGGTCATGGCAACCATCTGCCGTGATGCCGTCCAGACCTGGAACGGTCGTGTGCTGATCCTGGCACACGTCAAAGAGCTGCTGCAACAGTCGGTCGATAAGTTGAAACAGGTTTGTCCGGATCTGAAAGTTGGAGTTTACTCTGCCGGGCTGAAGCGACGAGACACACAGCATTCGGTCATCGTCGCGGGAATCCAGTCCGTCTACAAACGGGCATGTGATCTCGATGCGTTCGATCTGGTCCTTGTGGATGAGTGCCATCTTATCCCCGCCGATGGCGAAGGGATGTATCGGCAGTTCCTGGCCGATGCGAAAGTTCTCGATCCGCACGTCCGCGTCGTTGGGTTCACAGCAACACCGTTTCGGCCCGATGCTGGTCCGATCTGTCGCGATGATCATTTCCTCAATTCGGTTTGCTTTGAGGTTGGCGTCCGACAATTGATTACCGATGGATTTCTGTCACCGCTAATTTCCAAAGCCGGAATCGCCAAAGCGGATACCAGTCAGTTGCATGTTCGGGCCGGGGAGTTCGTCGCCAGCGAAGTCGAAGCGACGATGGATGACGCTGCACTGGTTGAAGCGGCCTGTGAGGAAATCGCTGAAGTCACGAAAGATCGGAAGTCCGTCCTGATCTTCGCCAGCGGCGTGCAACATGGTCGGCACGTCTGCGATGTTCTCAAAGAGAAACACAACATTGAATGTGGGTTCGTCTGTGGTGAAACACCCTCTGGTGAACGAGATGAAACATTGAGTCGGTTTCGGGGCGAGTCGAAAGGGCTGTTTCAGCAACCTCCACTGAAATACCTGTGCAATGTTAACGTCCTGACGACTGGATTCGATGCACCGAATGTCGACTGCGTTGTCCTGCTGAGACCGACGCTGTCACCTGGACTTTACTACCAGATGGTTGGTCGCGGGTTCCGGTTACATTTCGGCAAAGCCAACTGTCTGGTTCTCGACTATGGCGGGAATGTGCTGCGGCACGGTCCGGTCGACCAACTGCAGGTGGTTGAGAAGCCTGGCGATGGTGATGGACCGGCGCCAGCGAAGGAGTGTCCTAACTGTCGGGCCCTGATTGCTCCGGCCTATTCCATCTGCCCACAATGCGGACAAGAGTTCCCACCGCCGGAACGGAAGAAACATGAATCGCAGGCCACCAATGCCGGTGTCCTCTCCGGTCAGGTGAGCGATGCCGAGTTCGAAGTCCGCGACATCACGTTCAGCGTCCACATCAAGAAAGACGCCGATGACGATGCTCCCAAAACGATGCGAGTCAATTATCGGCTCGGTCTCGATTACTGGGTGAGTGAATGGATCTGCTTTGAACACACCGGCTGGGCACGACGGAAAGCTGAGCAATGGTGGAAAGCCCGTTCTCCTGATCCCTGTCCCGACACCGCTCAACAAGCGTGCGATCTGGCCAACAACGGTGCGCTGGCGCATACCGAATTCGTAACGGTACGTTCCGTCGCAGGTGAAAAGTTCGACCGTATTCACAGCTGCAAACTTGGTGCGAAGCCGGAGCCGAGCCCCATCTGGGAAGAAGTTGACCTGGATGATGTTCCGTTCTGACGGGACACATTCCGCAGCAGCAGAATTGCTTCAGAATGCTGGCCAACAGCGCTTGATGAGTCTCCGAAATCATGGCTCAATGTGTCACGTGAAGACCAACCACCAACACGGGAGCAAAAAATGACTGACCAGACCAGAAAAGAACGCGAACGCAACCTGCGAGACATTTTTCGGAGCATGGATGCCCATCAGGCGCAGGAGATTCGCGAAGCCTACTACAAGGCCGTTGAGGGGTTGAGCACCCTCGCCGAATCGCTGGAGATCGCGGACGCCGAAATGGACAGTCCGCACGACCACACCCTCATTGAAGAACATTTGATTGCCTGCCAGGCGATCGACGCGATGAAGGCCAGTCTACTCGGACGCATTCTTTGATCCTCGGTTGCCGTATTCACAGGCTGATTCGCTTTATCGGGCACGCTCTTGAGCAGTCTCTCTGCTCCACAACTTAGGACGCGGCTCTCTTGCGGCGTCAATCTCTCCATGACTCATCTGAGTCGCTCAAACGAAAGGATATGAATGCTGACTGTGGAATTCATGTTGGCCTGTCTGATCCAGGCGACCGAGCGAGGCAAGCTCCGCTGGCGGCGAGGAGTTCGCCAGAACTGCTTCATCGCATTGTTGGACAATGGAGCCGTGCGCGTCGAGAAATTGCAGAATGCTCTGCGCCTTGTCTTCATCGATGCCAACGGTGTTCCTCGCTGGGAGTTCTTCGTCTGGTGTCGTTCACCTGAACCTATTGGCGAACTGTTTGACCTGATCGAAGCGACGGAAAAAGTCCGCCGTCGGGTTGTCAAAGAAATGTTTCACGAACTCAACGGGTAATTCATGCTCGAGTGTCCCACCTGTGGATCGCTGCTCCGCTTTGATGGTGATCCGCATTTCTACGAACCGCATCATGGCGCTCACATTCGGTTCAATCTTCCGCAAACCGAAGAAGAGCGAGTGCTGGTGTCCGAAGGTGTGCGGCAGATCTACAACATTTCTGAATCGTTCTGGTATCGCAATCGACCAAACGATCTGGAAATCGTAAGGCGGTTGAGAGCGGATCAATCGTCGCAACAGAAAGGAGCGTGAATGGCTCGCGTCCTGGTCATTGGCGATACGCATTGCCCTGGTATGAAGACCGGCTATGTCCGGTTTTTGCAGCGAGTCGCTGATTCTTACGACATCAACCGCGTGGTCCACATTGGCGACCTCGTTGACTGGGCATCCATCTCTTATCACGAAAAGAGTCCGACACTTCGCAACGCCGCACTGGAATATTCACAAGCGAAGAAGCAGGTCGCCTCACTGGCCCGTGCGTTTCCCAGCGCCGATTGGATTATTGGAAATCACGATGCATTGACCGAACGTCAGGCTGTTACGGCGGGATTACCACCGGACATTCTCCGCGATTACGCCGACATGTGGGAGGTCGATTGGACGGTCCATCCTCGTTTTTCCAAGTTGACGATTGATGGAGTCATCTATTCCCACGGTGATTCAGGTCGTGGCGGACAGGATGCCGTGTTCAAACAAGCCAAAGACAACTTTCGATCGACCGTCATCGGCCACTTTCACAATCAGGCGGGCGCACGCTGGTGGGCTAACCCGGAGTTCCGCGTCTTCGGACTTTCCGTCGGCTGCGGCATCGATGCGAGCAAGATGCAGTTCGAGTACGGACGCAAATTCGCTCACAAACCGATCCTCGGTTGCGGCGTCGTGATCAACGGAAAACAGGCTTACTTCGAACCGTGGCTGTTACGCAGCCGGTAACCATTTTCGTTCTTGGGAGAATTGCTTTTGAGTTTCCTCGATGTATTGAAACGCTTCGTCGGCGATGAACTGGCCAAAGAGGGCATCACACCTGAGCTACTGGAGATGGTCGATCTCTCGATCGAATGCACCCCGGTGATTCCGTTCTCGGGTGGCGGCGTCGATGACGCAGTCAAGGTCCGTCCCTGGGGATTTGTTCCTGATGATGTGCTGCCCGAAAAGTTCGAGGTCATGCATCCGCTCGTCAATAACCCGGTCGATCGGGAATCACTCAAGGTTATGCGAGCCCGATTCCTGCTCGCTCGCGATGCGTATTACGGCCCCATTCTCCATCAGTTCTTTCATGGATCACAACATGCCAGCGACTCAGACTCAGCCACAGCTTTGCCCACACCAGCCACGGCAAACTGCGACTGATCAGTCGATTCTGGTTTACGTTGCGGCTGCCTACACAAACCCTGATCCCGTCGAGAATACCCATGATGTGATCAAGATCGCCGATGCGTTACTCGATGCCGGGTTCACGCCGCTGATTCCACATCTGACGCTCGCCTGGCATCTCGTCTCACCCAAACCATACGAGACCTGGCTGGAATACGATCGCCAACTCTTGGCCCGCTGCGACTTACTGCTCCGTGTCCCCGGCTACTCCCACGGTGCGACGCAGGAATGTACGTTCGCGGATGAGATGAACATCGCTGTTATCCGACCCCGCTCCGCTGATCCAGCCGATTGTGTCGCTGCCCTGATTCACTTCTTTTCCAATTGAGAGGTTTCTGCATTGAACGAACAGACCACCATCCATTGCACCGAATGTGAAACCGAACAAACCGGCTGTGCTGATTGCCACCGCTGCCATCTCTGTTGCCGTTGCAGCGCTGGGGAGGGCTGATGTCGAACCAGAACATATTATCGGAGCAAGTCACGTCGCCGGTGACTTGTAGTCATTGCGGAGAATCCAAACCACGATCTGAATTCAACCGAGAACGCCGACGACCATCTGGCATACGCTCTGAATGCCGAGACTGCCAGCGGGCGTACAATCGGAGATTTCGCAAGCGGAAACCGCTGTACAACATTTGGAACCTCATGTTCCAGCGATACTACAACACAAGTAATCCAGCATACCGGTTCTATGGCGCTCGCGGAATTCGAGTCTGTCAGCGATGGCACGATTATGAGTCATTTGTCACTGATATGTCGCCAAGGCCCTCGCTGAAACACAGCATTGATCGGATTGATGGAAACGGAGACTACTCACCTGAGAATTGCCGATGGGCACTCCAACAGGAACAGACATTGAATCTTCGGTCAAATCGAATCATCGAGATCGACGGAGTTCATAAGCCACTTGCCGAATGGGCGAGGTTAAACGGCATTCCAAAGCCAACTCTTGAAGCAAGGCTTTATCGCTATGGCTGGGACGCCAAAGCTGCGGTGACCACTCCCGTCCGCGTCTGGGGAGGAAAGTCCTGAAATGATGACTGAACACGATTGTCCTCGTATCTTCGATCCGGATGAATCGACCGAAAACCCAAAGGATGTCATTGGTCGCAGAAAGCCTCCTCTCCATCTCGTCCCACAGTCCGCCAACATCCTCGAAGCCATTGTATTCGGGCATGGGGCTGACAAGTACGGCGGAGCCTACAACTGGCGAGTGAAATCAGTCCGATCTTCAATATACCTCTCTGCAGCCATGCGGCATCTCGCGCAATGGCTCGATGGTCAGGACGATGATCCTGAGAGTGGTATCTCTCATCTGGCACATGCGCGTGCCTGTTTGGCAATTCTGATCGACGCTCAAACCACCGATTCATTGATCGATGACCGTCCCGCTGCTGGTCCAGCTGCTGACCTGATTCAGAAACATACGAAGTCCGTCAGCCTGACTTCGCCTCCACAACTGCGTTAACGGAGGAACGTCGGAAACGATGGGCCAGTCTGGTCACAATGCTGTCACACCATTGGAAGCCGCACGCGAATACGTGCGTCGCGGATGGTGTGTCGTGCCGATTCCGTACAAGCAAAAAGGCGCGGTGATCCAGGCGTGGGAACAACTACGCCTGACGGACGAAGATCTCGCTGAATACTTCGATCAACCAGCCAATATTGGGGTCGCGGTTGGAGAACCATCCCATTGGCTCGTCGATGTCGATCTCGACTGCCCCGAAGCAATCGAACTCGCGGATCAGTTTCTACCAGCGACGCCAGCCATCTCCGGTCGACCCGGCAAGCTGCGATCACATCGCTGGTATTACGCGGAAGGGACAGAGACTAAGCAGCACAGAGATCCAATCACCAACAAGATGATTGTGGAACTTCGGAGTACAGGAGGCCAAACGGTCGTCGGTCCAAGTATCCATCCCGACGATGGCAGCCAATACGAAATCCTGACTGGTGAACCAGCGATCGTCCCCGCGCCGATGCTGACAGCCTGTGTCGAAGCGCTCGCGAAACGGGTCATTGAGATACGGTACGGTTCAGTTCCGACGAAGTCACCGAAACCAACGCCGTCACCTTCTACTTGTCGAGTGGACCTGGCACCGCATGAAATCGAACGCCGCGCACTGGCGTATCTCGACAAGATCCCGCCAGCCATCAGCGGACAAGGTGGCCATTCCACAACGTATACAGCGGCCACCGTACTCGTGCATGGATTCGAACTCGATCCCGAGCAGGCACTTGGGATTCTGCTGGACCATTACAACCCACGTTGCGATCCACCGTGGACGGAAAAGGAACTGCGACACAAAGTTGAAGATGCAGCGAAGAAGCCACACGATCAACCACGCGGATGGCTACTAAATCAAGAACGGGACCATCCTGTTGACAACGACGTGGACGTCACTGCGATCGTCAGTAAGGCCGAGGGCAAGACACATTCGCCAAGTGTTTCCGTTCTGACAGCCGAAGTCCCCAGTGAGCCTTTGTCGGGTGATCCTGGACCGATTCCCGATGAGCTGCTCTACATTCCGGGATTCGTCGATGACGTGATGCGGTTCACACTCGAAACGGCTCCCTATCCCAATCGTCCCCTGGCATTCGTCGGAGCGATCGCACTCCTTGGGACACTCACTGGTCGCAAGGTGCGCGAACCGGGAAACATCCGGACGAATGTGCAGATCCTCGCACTGGCGAGTTCCGGCGTCGGCAAGGACTGGCCACGCAAGGTCAATGCGAGCATCCTGCTGCAAGCGGATGAGACCCGCAAGATCGCCGGAAAATCAGCCAGCGGCGAAGGAATCGAAGATCGTCTGATTGGTCATCCGATTATCCTAAAACAGGATGACGAGATTGATACGCTGTTCGAAAACATGCGGGACAACAAGGAAGCCCGCTACCGCAATCAGTTCGGCATGCTGCTTGAACTCTACGGTAAAGCTGGCGGCTGGCGAGCAATCCGCGATCGTGCGGGCGAGAAATCTGGACTGATCTATCAGCCCCACCTGGTCCTGTTCGGCACGACGACACCCGGTGAATTCTATGCGTCGCTCTCCGGTAAGATGCTCAACAAGGGCCTGCTGGCTCGACTCATCACCGTCGAAGCGGGGCCGCGTGGACGGCGTAAGCGTCCCGACTGGCGTGATCCCCCGGAGTCGATCGTCGCCGTCGCGAAACAATGGTCGACATTCTGGCCACCGGGCTGGGGCAACCTCAGCGACGAGTCATGCGGGCAAGCAACGCCGCTGGTCGTACCATTCACAGACGATGCACAATGCGTCATCGATGCGTTCGCGGATCGCAGCGATGACGCCTATCGCGAAGCCGCAAAGCAGGGTAACGAGCCCGTGATGGCGATCTGGGCGCGTGCCGTCGAGAAGGCAACACAACTCGCTTTGATCTACGCCTGTTCCGTGCATGGAACTGAACCTGTCATCGAGCTCCCGTCCGTGACCTGGTCCACCGCATTCGTCGAACACACGATCCGGCGCACGATCTTCATGCTCGGAGAGCATTTTCACGAAAGTGAGTTTGAGCAGAAATGTCAAAAGGTCGTGCAGACGCTCTCAAACTGGCGACGCAAGAATGGCGACGAATGGATGCCGTACCTCCTGATTGCCCGTAAACATCGCTGGCCTCGTCGGGAACATGATGCAATTCGCGAGGCGCTGATCGATCAGGAACTGATCCAAACGGACTGGATCAAGCAGCCAGGGGCTGGGCGTCCAAGGCATGTTTACCGCCTTTTCTGCCGTGGCACAAATATTACTGCCGAAGTCGGTGCGCAGCGCATTAACTGAAAGACGGGATTCCTGCCGTGGCAGAAATCAATTTGTGCCAGAGATAGTTTGGCACAAATTCGATCGCCGCAACGGCATAAAGAATCAGGAGTTAGAAGAGATGAGAGAAGAAAAAAACAATTACTGCCATTACTTCCAAGACCTTTCTCTCAACGAGTTTTCCTCTCCATTTTCGGACCGGCGCGAGTGATCAGTGGCAGAAATGGCAGTAATTCCCCGCCCCACAATTCAGGAGATCAATATGCGTCGCTGTGATCAGTGCGCGCACTTCCACGCGAACCCATCGGCTGACACCCCCGAGCAAGTCATCGTCAGCGGCGATGGGATTCGAGGTGGTGGGGAATGTCGACGCCATCCTCCACATGATCCGCAGAAGGCAAGACCATGGCTCGCCACGTTCCCGGTCGTCTGCTGCGATTGGTGGTGTGGTGAGTTCAATCCGCGTTCAACCTAATGTCAACACGGTCGCCCACGTTCGCGACTGTCGCGATCCAACCCTGAGGTTGGCGTTGGATACCAGTCGCGTAGCGACGCGACACGTGGCCACCAGTGGCGTCGGATTTTAGGCCATGGTTCCTCCCGAGGCGGGGGCCTAAAAGAAAACGCCAGCGGGAACCGTCGCGTTATTAGGCTGACTTTCTTTCGTGTGTCCGGACAAGTCCGGTTTTTCTGAGGATTCGTGGCAACGTGTTTCTGCGAATGAGGTTCGGTCGGAGATTCTGTGGCAACCAGCGCAAACGAGTGGCCGCCTGTGGCGATCCGATTGCTCCTGGCGATTGCTGAGCGGACCCGCGACGACCGCCCGACACACTACGAACCGTCGGTGTGGTTACGCCAATTGCCGACATCCCGAAATCGCAGTCGCTGGTCTCGCTGGACACGGCGACTGGCCAGCGCCGGTCTGGTCCGCCGTCTGACCGAACCGAATCGTGACCGCGTGCGACAAGTTGCCGTCACCAAATGCGGGCTCGCCTGGATTCACGAACACTGCGGAACCGGGGCGATCGATGACCTGAACCTGATCTGGGACCAGTCCCCGCTTACGGATCGCCATTCCTGAACTTCTTTTTGGAGCAAATGCAATGCAAGTTGAAACCTGGTCAATTGATCGCCTGATCCCTTACGACAAGAACCCGCGACTGAATGACGATGCCGTCGAGGCAGTGGCCCGGTCGATTCAGGAATTCGGATTCCGCCAACCCATCGTGGTCGACGACGAAGGCGTAATCATCATCGGCCACACCCGTTTGAAGGCAGCCAGGAAACTCGGACTCACCGAGGTGCCGGTACATGTCGCTCGCGGTCTATCGCCGGAGAAGATCAAAGCGCTCCGCATCGCCGACAACAAGACCGCCGAGATCGCCGAGTGGAATCTGGAACTGCTGCCGATCGAACTCTCCGAATTGCAGGGAATGGACTTCGACCTCGGGCTGTTGGGATTCGATCAGGACGAGCTGGCCAAGCTGCTCGATCCCGGCGTCCAGGAAGGCATGACCGATCCGGATGAGATTCCTGCACCACCAGACGAGGCAACCACCAAACCTGGCGACCTGTGGATTCTCGGTGAGCATCGTCTGCTCTGCGGTGACGGCAGTAGTGCAGAGGATCTTGATCGCCTACTCGATGGCCAACCGATTCACCTTTGCAATACAGACCCGCCGTATAATGTGAAGGTCGAACCGCGATCGAACAATGCCATCGCCGCTGGGCTCTCCTCATTTCAGGGGACGACCCACCATCAGTCGATGGACGTGGCACGGCATCCGGAGAAGTCGAGACCGACGCAGAAGAAGCTCCGGGCCAAGGATCGCCCACTGGCGAATGACTTCGTTTCCGACGAGGAGTTTGACCGGCTGCTGGATGCCTGGTTCGGCAACATCGCCCGCGTGCTGGCGCCGGGACGCGGGTTCTACATCTGGGGCGGCTACGCCAACTGCGCAAACTACCCGCCGTTTCTGAAGAAGCATGGGCTGTATTTTTCACAGGCGCTCATTTGGGACAAGCAGCATCCAGTGCTCACCAGAAAAGATTTCATGGGTGCTCACGAGTGGTCTTTCTACGGCTGGAAAGAGGGAGCGGCCCACGAGTTCTTCGGCCCGAACAACGCCACGGACCTCTGGCACGTGAAGAAGGTCAACCCGCAGAGCATGGTCCACCTGACCGAAAAACCGGTCGAACTGGCGGTGCGTGCCATGCAGTACTCGTCCCGTACCGGCGAAAACGTCCTCGACCTATTCGGCGGCAGCGGCTCAACACTGATCGCCGCCCAACAAACCGGCCGCCGGGCATTCCTGATGGAACTCGACCCGTTGTATTGCGACGTGATTGTGCAGCGGTGGGAGCAGTTTACGGGGGAGAGAGCAACACAGATGTTTCCCGGCGAGTAGGGACAAATCGTGGTGCATCAGTATCCAACAAACTTGAACAGACATACTATCGAATAAAATCTCGCCGATTGAGGCTCTGTTGAATACCTTGTGAACCATAAACTGAATCAGTGTGTCAGAGCCACGATTCCCGATTTTCTCGAACGCGTGTTCCCCGAATGCCAGATTCAAAAACCCATCAGCTCGAAGCGGCGATGTCTGCGTATGGCGAGGTGCCACCAGAGTTCTGCCGCTATGTGGAACTACGACAGGCTGGATTTGTTCCGACCGTTCGTACATTGTCCTATGTTGACAACACATTGAGCACGGAACTCCGATTTACTCGAGACTCAGATCAAGACTCACTGAAGTCCAGCACACGCGAATTCATACTTTGGTCGCTTTCGCACTATTGGACGATGGGGAACGGGTTCAGACATGCGTGTGAGATGGAAGGGTTGGACGAGTCGGAGACGTTGGCAAATGTCGAGGGTTCAATCGAACTCTTCGTTGAGTGCAGGTTGTTGCGGGCATCGTCAGTTGATCTACATGCGTTAACATGTGTCGAAAGCGCGACGCCGCAAGGCAAACGCGGTTACGCAATTGCGATGAAACCAGATGTGGCACGAGGCATTCTTTATGCCTCGTCAGATCCGCAGCTGTCAATCGTTGTCCGCGTAGGCGACAAACGTTTGACTCTCTTTCGGGGATACATTGATCAGATGATCCCAGTCCAGATCGAATCGACTGGAGAAAAACTTGTCGATATCCGGGGAGGTGACTCATTGACAGGAACTCGGAACTTAGTTTCCGGTCTCTACAATGGGTTGGCGAACTTTGACACTTCTTTGCTGTTCTTCTCAATCTACGCGGAGCCAACACAATTGCTGGGGCACGAGCCAGATTTGCCAAACCTGCCGCACCTGGAGAGCTTTCTGAACGAAGAGTTACCTTCCTCTAGATGTGAAGAGTTTCGAGAGTGGCTGCGGGGTTGCGAGAGCCGTGGTGGATCGGTTGGAACTGTCGCCAAAGAGTTTCTTCGTGTCGTATCACTTGACCACCCGATGTTTTCCACCGCGCCATTCTCTTTCCGAAACCTTGCAATTCTAGCTCACAATAATGCGAGTTTATGGATGGCCATTGGAGCCGTTCATGGATTGCGAATGAAAGGAATCATTCGAATTGGGCACGCCGTGGTAATATGCGAGCCATCGGAATTGCACATCTGGCTCAAGGATCGACCACGCAATGAGCCATTGTGTCGATCGTGGGACTCTGAGGATTCATTGTTGATCACTTTTTTCACAGCGGACAATAGTTCTGAGACCCAGAATCGAGGTATGCAGAGGATTCAACGTGCGTTCGATCTTCTTCAATTGGCAGTTTCAGATTCATGGTTTGAACACTCCGATGGTTTAGGAGGTCAGGTTTTTTTACCTGTCGATGGGAGGCTGCAAGATGCAACCTTGACTCTAAGTCGCTGGATTCACGTGCAACACATTCCGTCGGGAACGGCTCATCAGTATTACTCTGGCCGTCAGCGATCCAGTCACGAGCTCCAGGTCACCGATTTCCAAGCTGACGTCATCCGACATCGCTTTGACATACTGACCGACCTGCTGAATGAATCATTTGTGGATCGACCAAAGTCGTATGCTCATATCGACCATGCGATTTCCTGGTTTAGTCGATCGCGAAACTCAGTGACTCTGTCAGAGCGATTCCTTTGTCTGTGGATCAGCATCGAGTTCCTTCTCATAAAGACAGATGAAGAAGCAGGACGAGAAGTGATCGAAGCTGGAGTGAGTTCACGAGTCGCACGTTTAATGGGGTCCGGAGACCGCGACCGAAGAAAGTATTGGCAAAGAAAGGCGGAGGAAGCTTATCGATTGCGCTGCGATCTAGTCCATCGAGCTGCAGATGACCATGAACGGATTGATTCCTTGCTTCCATTCCTGGAACAGTCTGTGTTTGAAGCCATTTGGCACTGCACGGTAAATGGCCAGAAATATCCTGACATTGAACATCCACGAGACGTATTCGATCAAACTACTTCTCAGCGATAGACTTTTTCTTTGACCAAAACAAACTCATTTTCCGTCTAACAGTCCGTTTGTGGTCACCCACTCAGTCGCTTACTCGCACGTGAACTATACGCTTGACCAACCTTGGGGTGGAATCCTGACTGCCATTGTGGACGAGCCGTTGGGTTCGACGACCGAGATCCCGATGAAACTGGACCTTCTCTGCCGCGAAATAATCTTGCAGCGCAGGAAGAACCTTACAGTGCAGAAAATGGAGAAGATCCGAGCGAGCCGGGGATCGCATAACTCATGCGAAGTGTGGAGTCATTACTCCGTTTGCTTTCGGGATACGCTCTGGTCACATTCGCCCAGCAAGTATATGTCATTGTGGAGTTCAAGATGATCGACCTTGACTTTGGTCTGCTGCTCGCACAATTCTAAAGGCAAAGGAACCTGTTCAAAATCGAGTTGGAATGCCCATCGAAGCAGCCACGTATCTGGGCCAAACGGAAATGTCGCGAATCACGGACTACGACTACATACTCAATGAAATACGGAGGAATCTGCACGATCCTCGTGGAAGTCGAGCCGCTGTGATGGTTGGGGCCGGGTTCAGCAGAAATGCAGTACCACTTCAGTCGAGCCGAATTCGAATGCCTACGTGGCGAGACTTGGTCGCGGAGCTGGTCAAGCACCTCTACTCCGAAGATGTAAGATGTTCCATAATAGGCCAAGCCTCCGAAACGAGCAGTGCACTCCGATTGGCCCAGGAATTCGAAACAGCATTTGGTCGACCGGCCTTGATTGAACTAGTGAGAGAAATCATTGGAGATGATGCATTCGCTCCTGGTAACCTGCATCGCCGATTACTTGAACTCCCCTGGGCTGATGTGTTTACGACGAACTATGACTGTCTTTTAGAGAAAGCAAGTCGGAGAGTATGGCGGCAGAGATATGAAGTGGTGCGAGGGATGGCGGATATTCCTGTCGCAAGGCGACCTCGGATCGTCAAACTGCACGGTACGCTGCCGGAGCTTGAGAATTTGGTTCTCACTGAAGATGACTTTCGCAGCTACCCTGGCTGTCATGCTCCGTTCGTTAATCTTGTACAGACGTCCCTAGCGGAAAACAGCTTCTGCCTGTTTGGCTTCTCAGGGGACGACCCGAACTTCTTGAACTGGACCGGTTGGGTTAGGGATGAATTGGGGGGATCGACTCCGTTCATCTATTTTTTTACGTATTCTTCCGTCCGTCTCCAGGTATTCCAGCGTCGGTTGTTAGAATCTCGACGCATTGTTCCAATCGACCTACGTGAGCTATATCCAAGGTGCGACGTTGCCGGCGCCCATGAACAGTTGCTTAAAGATCTGAGAGAACCTCTTGGCCCTGCCGTACCTTCCTGGAACTCAGCCCGTCGATATGCAAACAGTCGAGTTGATCCCTCTATTTCCAAGGAACCGCTGTTTCCCCACGGGCATAATTCGGATGAATGGAAACAGGCGATCAGAATTTGGCGTACACACCGTGAACGACACCAAGGTTGGGTCGTTCTCCCACAACGATCATTGGAGCGACTCGCTGAAAATGTGTCTTCATGGATGAGTTGGGCGAACGCAAAGCTTGTGAAGGACTGGACAATCATCGATCGACTTATGCTCGTTAAAGAATTGTCTTGGCGTGCTGCAACTGCTTCGTCTCCACTTTACGATGATTTCGTTTTCGAGGTCGTTGATCCGCTACTCGAAAATATTCAAGCGAGTGACAATGACCAAGACATTCAACGCGGCTTGAAGTCATGGGAAATGACTCAAGATGATTTCGAAAGTGCGATCAGCTACATTCGTTTGCAGGTGCTCAGGCACGCCCGGGAAATTGGAAACGACTCACGTTTTGACGAACTTCGTGCTAAATGTGAATCGGAATTCAGCCACCCTGATGAAGTTGACGATTCCCACCACTTCATCAAGCAACAGGTGGTTTTGCGGGAGTTGGGACGACTCGATCACATCGCAGCCCGTTCAGCCTTGAGGTCTTGGAAAACCCAGAAGGCTTCGCCAATCTGGAAAGTGCGACGTGCGGCTTTACTCTTGGAGTGTGGCGAAGTCCAACAAGGACGGAAAAGGCTTGATGAGGCATTCCATCAAATTCGCAGCATTCCAATCGAACCAACGGACTATGAATCGCTGACCACCGAAGGATCACTGTTAACTGTGTTACGCTGTCTTCGGCAGTCGGATAAGTCAAACGTGCGAACTCACACTGAGAAGCCGAGTTCATACTCTGTCGCCGATGATGAGGACAATTCTGTTCATGTACCAGATCCAATTCAAGTTGTTGGTTCAACTGAGGCGGAAATCGAATCAGTTGAATCGGAAGGAGAATCGGGACACTTCAAGGATATAGACGACCGAGAAGTCATAGAACGACTTCAGACACTGAGCGAGCGAGGCTGCGATCCAGGAGAAACACTCAATTGGTTTCAGGATGTCCTGGAGTATCGACCACAGAAGCAGCTTGGCAGATATGAGGTAGATACCTATGAGATCGGACGGGTATCTCATACAACGACTTCTGGTGAAAACCCACCACTGCAAAGGGCATATCAGTCCATTCGATTTCTCGAAGATGCTGCCATTCCACTGTTTGTAGCGCGTACAATATCTGTCAACGTCGCCAGCAGCGTATTCGCAGATGCCGCTATGATGGTCGCGGAAGTCTCAACGCAAGAGGGACTTGGACTCGTGCTCCGCTCACGTAATTCCAAACTGGTTAAGGAATATCTATCCCGGAAGCGAATGAGTGTTGCGACCGACTCTCAGGTCACCTACCTTCATTCTGCAGCACTGAAATCGCTGAGAACTGCCCTCGCTAAAATGGGGCCGCCGCCATCTAAGCGAACAGACACCGACACATTCTGGGAGCGGCAGGTGGAAATCGCATGTATCGTACTCGATCGTGTCAGTGCGAGGCTGACGCAGGAAGCGCTTCGCCTATTATTAGATGAACTTCTCCCCCTTTCCTGGGATCAACGACTGATGGGGCGAATAAACGCATACGAAGATCTAAATCGAGCGATTTGGCGATGTTGTACACTGTTGAACGGTGAATCCTCAGTCAAACTACTTCCGATGCTTCTGGAATCTCCGGTGCTGGCGTCAGACAAGTTGCCAAAATCAGCGGTGCGAGTAGGTGGTTGGGTTGATCCAGTCACTGCAGTCAAGGGGACATTGCCGAACATACACAAAGACTTGAGAACGAAAGTCTCAGAAAAAGCAGATGGTTTACTTGAGCGTGCCGGTAGCGTAATCGGTGATGAAAGAAGCCATCTCATATCTCGCCTCTTTGCATTGCAACGCCGTAACCTGCTCTCAGCCGATCAGCAAATGCGTCTAACCGAAGTGCTTTATCAGCAGGTTGATGACAACGGAATTCCATCCGATATCAACATTCTTCCAACTTATGCGGTTCTACGCCTTCCACGTAGTAAAGGAATCAATGAATGCCAACTGTTTCGGAGAAAAATCGTAGACATGGAGGACGAAAACATTTGGCGTACAATCGCGTTTTCTGTCAGTCGCTTTGGACCACCCCGCGAAAATAAGCAGCGAAGCGTCAGATGGACGAAATCCGATCTGAAAGACATTCTTGATCGTGCAACTGAGTGGATCGAAGAGACATTTGCTCCAAACTCAAAAGTTGAAGAAGATGGCTTCGCTCCATTTTTTTCGGGAACGCGAGACGTCACTAAGATTCATTATCGTGCATGGCTGCAGGTAATTGAAGAAGTCGTGCTACTAGCTCCCAACCGAGATGACAAGATGCTTCGGACTAGTTGTGATGCAATCGAGATTGCAGGAACAAATGGATTTCATACGCTCAAGGCGTGGCCCACACTGATTCAGGCGAAGGAGATGACTGCCGAAGACGTAAACCGCGAAATTAGACTCGGTTTATCCAGCCTGGATGATGATCATGTGTGGCATGCCTGCTGTGCGATTGTTCGTTGGGCAGAGTTGGAGCGCGATCAGCAGCCTGTGCCACTATCGAGTGGCTGCCTTCAGATGCTTGGAACACTGGTGCTGGAACGTCGTCACAGAATGCTACCTTTGCTGCTAAATACGTCACGCGATCTCGTTGGCATCTTTGGACAAAATCTTAACACCGATTTTCAGGCCGACCTTCTGCACGCTTTGAGCCAGCTTCTTCCAGAATCTGATTACTCGGATAACAGAAGTGAATGGTCGATCAATCGACGAATTCAACTACGAAAAATCGCTACAGATCTGGTCCAGTCACTGAGACAAATCCGTAGTCAACATCCTGCGATCATCAGTTGGATGGAGGCAGTTCAAAATGACGCGTTTGAAGATGTGCGACGTTTGGGGTGATTTTGTTCGTCGGTCGGAGGGGAGTGTTCAAGACTGAACACGACAGTCTCTCTTGCAAAGACCGTAGCCTCATGTTTGGTTGCAATAGGCTCGTTCCGTTTTTCAGCAAGAAAACGCCCCTACGTGGTGAGCGTGGGGCGTTACCGATGGTCGCGTTTTCATACATTGGGATCAAAGATCGTGCCGCAGGCGTCGCAGCGTACGAACTGGTCAGCACCAGGGAATTCATCATCGATCGAAACGAGTCGGTCGGCATCGGCCATTCCGCAATCAGGGCAAGCGAATTCGGCGGCGACTGATTCCGTAACCGGTGGGTCGAGGTGGTCAGCGATGGCCTTCTGCATCGCGACGGTTACATCGCGAATCGCGTCTGCGACTTTATTTTCAGAGCTGGTCATGTCGGTCTCCTACTTCTTGAGTCCAAACTGGCCTCGGTCGACCTTTGTGAACCGGGAGCCTTTCCCCTTGTTCTGGATCTCTCGAAGCAGTGCCGAATACAACGTCTGCGCTGGCGTCTTACCGCCAGGGCTGGTCCAGTATCCCTTGGCAACCATCGTTTCGATCATCACCTTCGTGGTCATCGGCTCTGCGGATTCGGTGAGAACCTTGACCGCCGCATCGAGTTGGCTGAGTTTGCCGTTGGTCTTGTTCTTCACGGCCTTCTTGGGTTTCTTTGTGGCAGGCTTGCCGGATTCGGATTCCGTCGGCGGATTCTTGGCATCGGCCATCGCCTCGGCCTCGCGGCGTCCGATCTCGACCCATTCGTTGAACTCGGCCTTCGTGAGCTTCCTTGTGAGTTCGTCGAGATAGAACCGATCGGTCGTCTTGGAACGGTTGGCGTTCCCGGTCTCCAGGTTGAACTCGATCGTGCGGCCTTCAAACGAAGAGCCTTGATCACCTTCCGATTTGAGGCGTCCGTTGGTCACCTCGATCAGTTGGCCGGACTTGGTTTCGTAGATGTCTCCTTTTTTGACGTTCGTGATCTTCGTGGACTTGGTCTTGGTCGCCATGTTCATTCTCCGAATTGAGTGCTGATGGTTGGCTGCCATCGTCAGGCCGCGAGAACCACCTCGCGACGACACCCGTAGGCGTTTCGGCAATCGCGTTGCATCGCTGTTGCGACGAGACATGAGTTACCTCGACTCCCAAGAGTCATCCACTCAGTTCGCAGCAGAAAACACAGGAATTCAGCAGGTTTTTGATATGTCCCAAGATGTCCCGATCAATCCACTGGCGCTCGCGATTTCTGATGCGGCAACGCTGTTGTCGAAGGCGGGTGGGCGACTGATTTCGCCGGAACAGATCAATGCAGATGTCGCCGCCGGTGCGCCGTTAAACGGAGACGGCACGCTCAATCTGGTGTCTTACACCGCATGGCTATCAAAGGAGCGCGGACGTGGCGATTAACCCCCAACGATTGCGCCCCAGCGAACTGGTTCGGCTGCTGAACTCAACGCCTATGGGCGAAGTAACGAGCGAACGGCAGCTGTACCGCGACCGCCAACGAGCCGGTTTTCGCGTCGGCGATGGTAAACATGTTGACCTTGTGCGCTACGCAGCGTGGCTGGCATGGGAACGACATCATCCCAAGCCCTCACAGCCCGCCGAATCGTATGATCAACACAAAGACCGAACTGCCCGTCACAGCGCTGAACTTTCAGCCGCCGGTCGTGACATTGGCGACCTACCAGAAATCGCCGATCCTGCGCGACGACTGAAGGCAGCGACAGATTTCCAGTTCTTCTGCGAGTCATATTTTCCGCAGTCTTTCCACCTGGCATGGTCCGATGACCATTTGAAAGTGCTGCGGAAGATTGAGCAGGCAGTGCTGCAGGGTGGCCTGTTTGCGATGGCAATGCCCAGGGGATCAGGAAAAACGACAATCTGTGAATGCGCCTGTATCTGGGCGGTGCTCAACGGTCATCGCGAATTCGTGTGTCTGATTGGTTCCGACGAAGGGCATGCGATGGACATGCTCGAATCGATCAAGACCGAACTCGATGCGAATGAACTGTTGCTGGTCGACTATCCTGAAGTCTGCCATCCGATCCAGTCACTCGATGGGATTGCCAACCGCTGTAACGGCCAGCTGTATCATGGTGAGCGGACCCACATTGGTTGGACAGCGAAATACATTGTTCTCCCAACTCTCGAACCCAATGTCTGGTCAAACAACGAGTCGCTCGGAACATTGGTTCGCGAAGATGGCCGATCCCTGGCGAGCGGAGCAGTCATCAAAGTCGCCGGCATTACGGGGCGCATTCGGGGAATGAAGTTCAAACGACCGGATGGCAAAAGCGTCCGGCCGAGCCTTGTCGTGCTCGATGACCCGCAAACAGATGAGTCCGCCCGATCGGTCTCCCAATGCCAGCAGCGGGAGAGCATCCTGGCGGGTGCCGTTCTCGGCCTAGCTGGTCCGGGACACAAGATCTCCGGCATCATGCCCTGCACGGTGATTCGTCCTGGGGACATGGCCGACCGAATTCTGAACCGAGACCACCATCCTCAATGGCAGGGAGAACGCACGAAAATGGTTTATGCGTTCCCCAGCGAGACCAAGCTGTGGGATCGGTATGCCGAACTACGTGCGGAAGGTTTACGAAATGAAGATGGTGGCGCAGCGGCGACGGAGTTTTACGCACAGCATCAGGAACAGATGGACGCCGGTGTAAGAATCGCCTGGCCAGAGCGATACAACCACGACGAGCTTTCCGCGATCCAACATGCGATGAACCTCAAACTGCAGGATGAGGCGGCATTCTGGGCTGAATACCAGAACGAGCCGCTGCCGGAAGTCGAGGTGGATGAGAACGAGCTAAACGCCGATCAGATCGCCGCCAAGTTAAACGGACTGGCGAAGGGACGGGTTCCACTCGGATGCCAGCACCTGACGATGTTCATCGACGTGCAGCAGAAGCTGCTGTTTTACGTCGTCTGCGCCTGGGGCGAGGAATTCAGTGGAGCCGTGCTGGAATATGGAGCCTGGCCTGATCCCCAGCGTGCGTACTTTTCGCTCCGCGATGTGACGAATACGCTGTCGACGGTCGCGGAAGGAACTGGACTTGAAGGAGCCATCTATGCTGGGCTGCAGGCGCTGACCGAATGGCAGCTGTCGCGCGAATGGCAGCGCGAGGATGGGGCCTCGCTGCGAATCGAACGCTGCCTGATCGATGCCAACTGGGGAACATCCACCGACGTCGTCTATCAGTTTTGCCGACAGTCACCACACGCAGCACTGCTGCTGCCGAGCCACGGGCGGTTTGTGGGGGCGTCGAGTCTCCCGTTCTCCGATTACAAACGCCGACCTGGCGATCGGGTCGGTCTCAACTGGCGCATCCCGGCGATGACAGGAAAACGGGCGATGCGGCACGTGACCTACGATACCAATTTTTGGAAGTCGTTCACGTTCGCTCGTCTGGCCGTCGCGATGGCGGATAAGGGATCGCTCTCCCTGTTCGGCCAGAAACCCGAAGCTCATCGCCTCTTCGCTGAACATCTCGTTTCCGAATACCGTGTCCGCACCGAAGGTCGCGGTCGAACCGTTGACGAGTGGAAACAACGACCGAGCCAGCCCGACAACCACTGGCTCGACTGCCTCGTCGGCAATGCCGTCGCTGCTTCCATCGTGGGAGTCAGGTTGTCGGAGTATCAGGTGAATGGCCCCATCAAGCAGCGAAGTCGGATCAAGCTTTCGGACCTAAAACGTCGAAACTCCTGGCGAATTTGAAAAACTTGTCAAAAACTCAACGCCGTTTTCGCTTGTTCGTTACGTAAATATATAGGGAGGGACATTTTTTCTTCATGTCTGACGAATCAATCGAACAGTCAATCCGTGACAACGCTTCTGGCCCAGCCGAGGCTCATGGTGATTCGGGCGGCATGAAACAACACTCCCTCAAGGACCAGATTGAAGCGGACCGCTATCTCGCTTCCAAAGAGGCCGCAAAAAAGAAACACCGAGGCCTGCGTCTCTCGCGAATCTCTCCTCCCGGCGCTCAGTAAGTCGCCGCGAAATCTCTTTCACGCTTTCAAGTGAGTTATCGTTGCTCCGCTGGCTGCGAAACAGACTGCGCATTCCCCAACCGGGAACTGGTGAGACGATCTTTCAGAAGCTCCGCGCGCTGAAGGCTCGTTACGATGCGGCAGCCACAACCGATGAAAACCGCAGACACTGGCAACATGCTGATGACCTGTCCGCCAACGCAGCCAACAGCTGCGAAGTCCGCAAAATCCTGCGGATGCGTTGCCGGTACGAGATCGCCAACAACAGCTATGCCCGTGGGTTAGTTCTCACCCTAGCCAATGATGTCGTTGGAACTGGCCCACGCCTGCAGATGCTGACTACCAATCCTGACGCCAACCGCAAAATTGAACAGGAATTTTCCAAGTGGTCCAAAGCTGTTCGTCTGGCGGAAAAACTTCGCACCTTGCGAATGGCCCGTGTTGCTGATGGAGAATCATTTGCGATCCTGACCAGTAACCCGGAGATCCAGGGTGAAATCAAACTTGACCTAAAATTGGTCGAAGCCGAGCAGGTCACAACACCCGACCTGAAAACCGTCCGCGAGAATGAAATCGATGGAATCAAGCTCGATGAATTCGGCAATCCCGTTGAGTATCACGTTCTCAAGGATCACCCCGGCGGTCTGTTCGGGGCACTGACTCTGAAGTTTGATCGAATCCCGGTCCGGGACATGATTCACTATTTCCGAGTCGATCGACCAGGCCAGGCTCGCGGTATTCCGGACATCACGCCCGCGTTGCCACTCTTCGCACAACTTCGACGTTACACACTGGCAGTCCTGACCGCTGCCGAAATCGCTGCCCTTCCTGGCGGAATCCTTTACACCGATGCTCCTGCCAACGGGGAATCGGAAGCTGTTGAGCCGATGGATTTGATCTCACTCGAACGTGGGATGCTGATGACGATGCCGGGCGGCTGGAAGATGAGCCAACTCCAGGCACAGTTTCCGACAACGACATATGGTGAGTTTAAGCGTGAAATCCTGGGTGAAATTGGCAGAGCACTTTTGCTTCCGGTAAACATCCTGACTGGCGATAGCAGTCGCCACAATTACGCCTCAGGCCGACTTGATCACCAGACCTACTTCAAATCAATCCGCGTTGAGCAGTCTCATCTCGAAATGGTGGTTATGGATCGGATCCTGACCGCCTGGCTGACCGAAGCGCGACACATTCCCGATTTGTTGCCGAATCAGATTGATTTCAGTGAATCACTGCTCCGCTGCTGGATGTGGGATGGAACGTCACACGTTGATCCACTCAAGGAAGCGAATGCCCAGGCGGTTCGCCTGGCTTCCTACACCACCACGTTGGCGGATGAGTACGCCCGGATGGGGCTCGATTGGGAAACACTGCTTCGTCAACGGGCCAAAGAACTGACATTGATGACCGAATTGGGCCTGACTGAATCGGACCTCCATCTCGTCGATGACGAGGAATCCGAAAACGAATCACAAAACCACTCTGAGGAGACGACCCCGAATGCCGCGTGAGCAGCAGATCTCTGCGATGACCGATGATCCCTGGCTGGTGCCGACCAGCTTTCGGATTGTTGAAGCCCAGAGTCCGGGTGACTTTCAACTGCTGGAAGCCGCAGCGGATTCCGATGAGGGAAAGCAACTCCGCAAGTTTACGATGACCGCCTATACCGGCGGAAAATTGCTGCTGGCGGGGTTTGCGTATCCGGTTGTGGTCGATCTTTCCGGACTTCGCGTCACCGCAAAAAGTCGACCGATTCTGCGGGATCACGACAGCACCCGAATCGTCGGACACACCGAAACAATCGAAGTGAATGCCGGGTCGATTCGACTCCTCGGTCTCATCTCGGGATCGAATGAGCACGCCCGCGAAGTGACGGAATCGGGGGACAATGGTTTCCCCTGGCAGTCATCCATCAGAGCGATGTCTCAACGAATGGTCTTCGTGGACCAGGGAGAGTCGGTTGAGGTCAACGGACGGCGTTTCAGTGGCCCACTCTATGTGGCCCGACAGTCAAAACTTCGCGAAGTCAGCTTTGTGGCGCTTGGAGCGGATGATCAAACGATCGCTCGAATGATCGCCGCCCGCAGTACGGAATCACCATCTCTTCACACTCACAACACTTTATTGAAGGTCCAGGCAATGGATTTTGAAACATGGCTCACCGCCAAAGGCTTTAATGCGGACGAATTGACTGACGAACAATCAACCAGCCTGCAGGCAATGTTTGACGATTCAACGAATCCGGACGCAGAACCTGGGACCGATGACGACCAGGAAACCGGCTTGACCGCAACCGGGGAAGGTACATCCAACACCGTACAGGCCGCGACATCTGATCTGATTGGAGACATGCGTGACCGGTGTGCCGCCGAAAAAGAGCGAATTCATGCAATCTCCAAAGTCTGTGCAGGTGAGCATCCAGATATTGAAGCGAAAGCGGTCCGAGAAGGCTGGGACGTCAATCGGACCGAACTCGAAGTCCTGCGGGCTTCTCGTCCGAAAGCTCCCAAGATTCATGGGGCACCTCCTGTTGCCTCCGCCCGCGTCCTGGAAGCAGCTGTCTGGATGTCGGCGAATGTCGCAGAGAAAGACTGCCTGCGTGAATTTGGTGAACAGACCTTGGAAGCGGCTCATCCGATGCGGCAGATTGGACTGCGGGAACTGGTCGCGGAGTGTGCTCGACTGGAGGGCCACGATATTCCCAGAATCTTTGGTGATGGCAAAGAGGTGATCCGTGCCGGGTTTTCCACGATTGCACTGCCAGGAATTCTGGAAAGCGTGATGAACCGGACAATGCTGGCGGCGTATGAAGCAGCCCCCATAGCAGCGTTCCAACTCTGTGCGATCGGTTCGGTGAGTGACTTCAAGGAAGTGAGTCGCTATCGACTGCTGGGAACGGGTGGGTTTGAGCAGGTCTCACCCACAGGCGAGCTCAAAGCTGGCACCGTCGACGAGCAAAAATACTCGAATCGCGCGGATACATATGGTCAGATCCTGATGCTGGATCGCCGCGATATCATTAACGATGACCTTGATGCGTTTCTTGATCTCCCTCGTCAGATGGGGCGAAGTGGTGCGGAATCGATTGACGACCTGTTCTTCAAGTTGTTCCTCAAGCCTCCAACCGGGTTCTTTTCAACCGGCAATAAGAATTACCTTGAAGGAGTCGAAACGGCATTCGGCCCAGATGCCCTGACGAATGCGAAGACGCTTTTCCGCAAGCAAAAAGCAGGTCCAGGCAATAAGGAGAAGGACAAAAAGCCGATCAATGTGCGGCCCAAGTATCTCGTCGTTCCTGTTGAGATTGAGACCGATGCGGAACTGTTGATGGGGTCCGCGCAGTTGATGATTGATGCTTCGGGAAGTGAGGTCAAACTTCCAGTTGATAATCCGCACCGGAACAAGTACGAAGTTGTCTCGATGCCGCATCTTTCCGACAGCTTTTACACCGGGAATAGTGCCAAGGCATGGTATCTGTTCGCTGATCCGGTTGTGTTGGCCGCGTTTGAGATCGTGTTTCTCAACGGTCGTCGTGTACCCGTCATCGAACGGGTCGAAGCTCCACCCAACACGCTCGGCATGGGATTCCGAGGCTACATCGATGTCGGTGTTCGTGAACAGGACCCTCGCGGTGCGGTCAAAATGAAGGGTGAGGCATAAGCCACTGCCCCTGAGAACTGATGGAGATTTCCATCAGTTCTCGCTCTCTGAATCTCTCATTATCACTTTTCAGTTTTCTTTGGAGTCATCATGGCCACACCATTGGTCACATTTGTGGAAGAAGGCAACGCGGTTGATTACACACCAGGGGCGGATGTCGAAGCTGGGTCGGTTGTTGTGCAGAACGACCTGGTCGGCGTCACGAAACGGAAAATTGTTGCCAACGAGCAGGGAGCGATTCATGTCTCCGGTGTCTTTGAGTTTCCGAAGGCAACTGGCGGCGGATCGGCCATCGACGTTGGTCTTGATGTCTACTGGGACGACGCTGAACAGGTCGCCAAGACCGACAGTGAAGCGGGAGGCGACAAGAAGCTCGGCAAAACTGTGCTGGCAACAGTCGACGCTGATGAATTTGTTCGTGTCCGTATGAGCCAGTAATGGCCGATCTGCTCGCAAACGCCGCAACCTGGTTGGCTCAGCAACGGACCAAGCACCTCAGCCAGCCAGTCCTCTATCGTCGCAATCCTGACTCCGTTGCGGTTTCTGCCACGATTGGAAAGACCGAATTTGAAATCGATGACGAGTTTGGAGTCGTTCAACGGATCGAGTCGCGAGATTTCCTGATGCTGACCGAGGATTTGATTCTCGCTGGAAATGCCTCGCTCCCACAACGAGGCGACATCATCGAAGAGACAGTTTGGACTGAAACTCTGCTGTATGAAGTGACTGCTCCCGGTAAAGAACCCTGCTGGCGATACTCGGATCTGTATCGTCAGACGCTCCGGATTCACACGAAGTTCATAGGAGCTGCTTGATGCCGTTGATCACTGCGATCGCTGATGCTGTCGTGACCGAACTCAATGGCCAGTCATTCAGCCTCTCATTCACGGCTCAGAGGCACTATCAACCGCGATACGAACTGGCTGACCTGAAAATCCTGCATGTCACAGTGATTCCCAATGGACTCACAACGGCAACTCTTGGGCGTGGCGGCACGCAACAGGAAGTGGCGATCGATATTGCTGTGCAACAGAAACTCTCTGCGGAAGCCAACGCTGATCTTGATCCATTGCTGGCGCTGGCGGAAGAGATCGCAGAGTCTTTTCAGCCGAAACGATTGGCTACCTATCCCAACGCGATCTGGTCCAAGACAGAATTTCGGGCGATTTATTCCACCGAACATCTGCAGCAGAACCGACAGTTTACCAGTGTGATGACAGTCACGTTTAAGATATTGGAATAAGAGTCACCCGATGGTCAACATCGGAATGAAACTGAATCGGGCGAAGTCTCAGTTCTTCGATCGCACGAAAGTTCAGAACGCGATCAGTAAACGGGAACGACGTGTCCTCTCCAAGTTCGGGGCTTTCGTCCGGGCTGATGCCAAAGCCAGTATTCGTCGCCGCAAACGAGCCTCTCGGCCAGGACAGTCACCGACCAACCAGACGGGTCTGCTGAAGAAGAACATCTTCTTCGTTTACAGCCACTCGCGACGGTCAGTGATTATCGGGCCCACATTGCTCAACGGCTCCACTGGTGCTCCCGAAACGCTGGAACATGGGGGAGTCATCACGATTCGTCGCGTCAAACGGCGAAAAGGGAAACGGATCGTCAGTCTGAAACGAGTCACGATCGCTCCACGTCCCTATATGGGACCTGCGTTTGAAAAGAACAAACAGGACCTTCCGCGACTCTGGGAGGACGCACTGATTGGGGCCGCTTAATTCTCACTCTCTTGAGGAATCTTCATGTCCAACGGACGTTCTGAAAGCGACAAGTCAATTCCCGCGTTCGTTCACAGTTTGGGGATCAACGGCAACGGCTTTGTCGTCATCCCGAAATGGTTTGTCTCGTTCTTGAGTTTCACAGTGTCGGTGGTCTTTGTTGGAGCCATTCTCTGGGCCTGGCAGATGAGTTCCGATGTCAGCGCCATCAAGGCGGAGGTGCGGGCCAACACTGAGTTACGCGCTGCAGAACTGGAAGACATTCGTCGTCGGATTGCCCGGCACGATGAACTCTTCGATCGAATCCGAGGCCACGAATGAATCTTGCCGATTTTGAATTTCAGCCGCTCGATATCGCGGCCTGTTACGGGAGGGGATTCACCGCCAAGGCGATCAGTTACCTCACCGCATCGGCATTGGCTCCTCAACGGCTGAAGGTTGGCCCTTCGCATGTCGCCGTGTTGACACGATTTCAGGGAAACATGGTCTGGGTTGAGTCGACCACACTCTGCAAACATCCTTGTGCCATCCTCGGTTACCACGTCGATGGCTGTCAGTCACATCTTCCGGAGGACCGGGTTCGTGATTATGTCGAGACTGGAGGTCATGTCGATGTTTACCGGCTGTCACCAATTGAAGGACTGTCGACGCTTGAGTCAGAACTGCTCACCAAGATCCTGGTACTACATTTCATTGGCCAACGGGTGACCTATGACCTCGGTGGCGCACTTCTTTCGGGCACGCGGATTCTGAAGTGGACCCGGTTTCTGCCGCAGGCTGATCTGAACGAACTCTTCTGCTCAGAACTGGTTGCCGCGGTGCTGATGCGGCTGGGACGCATGAACCGCAACAACCCGACACGGTTTAATCCGGCGTCGCTGCTTAGGCTACTGGTTCGCCAGGGGACGTTTCAGTTTGAACACCGTTTCTGCGCTGCCTGATTTTCTCTCTGATGGTGGAGATTCTGTTGAATCGACTCTGCTTTGTTCTCATTGCGCTGATCTGTTGCGGTCTACAGGCTGCGGAACCACGCGACGCCGTCGTGCTCGTTGATGGCTGCAGCGGAGTTTGTGTTGATGCTTCCGGCCTGGTGATGACTGCCAAGCATTGCGATCTCCCAGAGACTGTCACCGTCAAGTTTCGGAAGCGATCGGTTTCAGCCCAGCGAGTTTACAGCTGCAGCGAGACCGAAGGCCCAGTGGTCTATGACTGCGAGGGGGATGGGTATCCGTATCTCGAAGTTGCGATGACACCGCCAATGCTTGGTGAATGTGTCTGGACATACGGCTATCCGCAAATTCAGGGACAATTCCGAGAACTTCGCTGGACGAGTGGCCGCCTGCTCCGCTGGAACAACTTCACGTATGCCGGCGGACCATTCAAAGGCAATGTCGTCGCGTGTCAGACCGCTCCCGGTTGGAGTGGGGGACCATTGCTGAATCGCCATGGTCAGGTTTGTGGTCTCCTCAACAGTGGCGATCAACAGACCAGCGTCTTCATCTCTTCCGCCGCGGTTCGAGAAGCCTATGCCGCGGTCACCAAACGCAATCAACAGGAACCAACACCTGAAAATGAACTGCCAACACTGTATGTATTCAGTTCAAAGACATGTCGACCCTGCCTGATATTCAAACAGGATTATGCAGAGAATTCAGCGTTTCACAGTGCACTGAATGCGACGTTTCAGATCAAAATCGTCGATGTGGATACCAATCCTGATCTGGCCGATCGATATAAGATCACCAACGTCCCGACATTTCTGATGATTGGCAAATTGCGGATCACTGGATATTCGACACCAGAGAAATTGCTGCAGCAGTTGGGGATCGGGCAACCTGTTTCCACAACTCCGGAACCAAACACGGAAATCAGTGAATCACCAGCAGTTACTGAGGCGTCAACTGAATCAGCCGAGTCGCGACCTGCAACGACTCCGCCAGAACCTGACCAGAATGATGAGCGAATCGAACGACTGACAAATCTTGTCCAATCCGCGACAACCATTGCCACCTGGCTCGGTGTGACAGGAGCGACGGGAGGAGCAGGTGGACTGGTCCTGGGAGGCATCGCCCTTTGGCGGACGATTCGCAAACGTCGGAAGCATCAATCAGGACGGGCTCCACCTCCCACGATCACGATCGACTCTCCGCCGCTTCCGCAGGCAATCATGCCGGAGACACGCTTTGCTCCGTATGAACGGGACACATACGCGGAAGCCTTTGCCTGGGCGGAAGCGGAAATGGCTCGAAAGTACCCTGGCTCGGTCGGCACCATGGAAACGATCAAGGGGTTGATCGATCAGTATCTCTCCTCCAAAGGGCTGAAACCGAATTCTTAACCCGACTTCTTCTTCTCAAGGAAAACTTCTCATGACTCACGATGCTTTTCTGTGGTACAGCGCTGGTGACTGGAGCCGCTTTGGCTTGGCGGTTCCGAATTACTCCGATGACACCAAGTCGCAGAATGACACGATTCGATATCTGACTGATGTTGTTGGTCGCAACTTGCAGGCTATCATGTGGCATCCCGATTCCCGATTGCGGACGCCACCGAGCATCAACACGCTGACTCGGATTCACAAACTCTGCACGCGAGCACGCTCGATTCTACACGGTCGCGCCGTTCCAGCATCAACACTCAATATGGAATCGGCTCATGCACTGCCAGCGCCGGAGGAGTTCCTGGTCTATCCGACTCCGTATTTCAAAGTCCGCAACCAGTGGCTCAAGCAGTATGCCGGCCTGATTCTGCTCTCGATGACCGAAGCGATGCAGCATCAGGAGAATGCCAAACCGCTCGAAATCAGTGAAGGCTTCGCTGGTCTCATCGGTCAATACGTACAGCGGGTCTATCGCCTGATGGCGACCGAACTGTTTCGCGTGCCGCTCGAGGAGGCCTCCAAGCCAGACTTTACGCTGACGGATCAGCAACTGGCGGGATACAACCCGTCAATCTGGTTCACCAGCACAGAACTGCTCGACACCGTTCCTGAAATTGAAGACTGGCCAACCGAGGATGACCTCGAAGTTCTGACCAACGGGATTCCGATCAGCCATCTGCCCAAACTGGGCCGCTGGCCATCTGGCCCTGAGGTGACCGCCAACAGTTCGCAGAATGCTACTCCATCCGAATCGTTCGCGCCCGCCCCGACAGCGTAACGCGGATTAACAGGAATTGATGCACAATGGGAATTCGACTCGGCCTTGAGGCCAAGCTGTATCACAACGCGGCGGATTTCTCCGGCACGATGGAGGAAATCAAGAACGTCAAGGATTTGACGCTCAACATCGAAGCGGGAGAAGCGGACGCCAGTACGCGTGGCAACAACGGCTGGAAAGCGACGCTGGCGACACTCAAGGATGGCTCGATTGAGTTCGAGATGGTTTGGGATACGGCGGATGCCGCATTCACCGCAATTCGAACGGCGTTCTTCAATCGGACCGCAATCGGATTCGCGATTCTGGATGGTGACGTTGTCGATACCGGAACTCAAGGACTCAAGGCAGCGATGGTGATCACCAACTTCAGTCGGAATGAGCCACTCGAAGAAGCAATCACAGTCAGCGTGACCGCCAAGCCGACTTACAGTGCCAATCCGCCAGAATGGATGGTGGTCTGATCATGAAATCCTTCACTGACACGAAAGGCAAAACCTGGACGATCGAAGTCAATGTCGCCACGTTGCAACGAGTCAAAGGCGTGACTGGTGTCGATCTCACCAAGCTAATTGACGCGCGAGGCGAAACGTTCACCAAAGTGGTCGAAGATGTGTTCGTCATGTTCGATGTCTTGACCGCACTGGTACAGCCACAGTTGGACACTCAGGGGATGACGCCCGAGCAGTTCGGGGAATCGCTCGATGAAACGTCTCTGGAGGGAGCGGTACATGCGCTGATTGAAGCGGTGATCGATTTTTTCCAGGAAGGGAAGCGGATGCTCCTGAAGCGGGCGTTCACGAAAGTGAAGACCGCGGCCCAGCGTCGTCAGTCGACGACGATCGACAAAGCGATGCAGGCGGTGGAGAGTCCGGAATTCGATCAGGCAATCGAGAACGTGCTGCAGTCGATGTCTGTAAACTGATCTTCGATCTGGCTGGTATTGTCGGCGTTGATCCTCACCCACTGACTCTTCGCCAACTGTGCTGGATGGCCGACGCCGTCTCTCGCGATCGCTGGAACCATACCGCTTCCCTCCTCGCACTGATCTCCAACTGCCACCGAGATCCGAAGAAATCGCGAGCGGCGCGACCAAAGGATTTTCATCCTCACTCCCAGGCGAAGCCAGCGCTGACTTCGGTATCCAAGCCTCTCGTCGGTGTGGAAGTCCTGAAGCAAGTCTTCGTCGATCGACGTCCTCTCAATGCCTCCTGACTTCACTTTCTCAATAAGGAACATGGTGTGCCCGCTGTCGGTGCAATTAAGGCCGCCAGAGCTTATGTCGAGTTGTTTGCCGACGACTCGAAACTCGTTCGCGGGCTGCGCCGAGCCCAGGCAAAACTAAAGGCGTTCGGTAGGTCGATTCAACAGTTCGGTCGCAGGCTGCTCTCTGTGGGGAGCCTTGCGGCCGTTCCTTTTGCCCTGTCTGCGAAGACTTTCGCGAACTTTGAATCGCAGATGGCCCGTGTCAAAGCGTTGACCGGAGCCACCGAGAGCCAATTCACTCGCCTGGAAAAGGAAGCCAAGCGTCTCGGAGCGACAACAGTTTTCTCAGCCAGTCAGGCGGCTGAAGCGATGAGTTCGTTCGCACTGGCCGGATTCGACGTTGACCAGATTCTCTCAGCGATTGGCCCGACACTGGATCTGGCCGCTGCTGGACAAATCGAGATTGGCCAGGCTGCCGACATCGCCGCCAAGATCATGGCCGGGATGGGCCTATCTGCCGAAAAGCTCGGTGGAGCGGTCGACGTCATGGCGAAAGCGATGACGACCGCCAATACCGATCTGACGATGCTGGGTGATGCGTTTAAGTTCGTCGGACCGATGGCGAAGTCTGCTGGAATCTCCCTCGAAGAAATCACTGCCGCAATTCAGTTGCTTTCGAATGCCGGCATTCAGGGGGAAATGGCGGGTTCCACGCTGCGGGGAATTCTGCTGTCGCTGACCTCACCGTCTGCAGCTGCCGAATCGGAATTGAAACGACTTGGAGTCCGAATCACCGATGAAGCCGGCAACGTCCGATCGCTGGCAGATATTCTGGCCGACTTGGAAGGTGCACTTTCTGGTGTCGGTTCCGGTGAGAAACTGCGAGTGCTCGGCACGATCTTTCCAGCCCGACAAGCAGCAGGTGCTGCGGAACTGGTTTCCCAAGGTGCGGAACGCCTGCGAGACGCGACCGCCAAACTCGGAGATGCCACCGGGACAGCTTCCGATATCGCCGGGACGCAACTCGATACGCTCAAAGGCGACGTGACAATATTAATGTCAGCACTGGAAGGTGTGGCGATTGCCGTCGGGGAAGCGTTCGGTACGGAATTGCGGTCGGCTGTCCGTGGTGTCACCTCGTTTCTGTCCGCATTGGGAACCTGGGTCGGCGAAAACAAGCAGGTTGTGCTGTCCACAGTTGGAATCATTGCCGGGTTGTTAGCTGCTGGTGTCGCTTTGATCGGCCTGGGTGGCACGATTCAACTCGTCGCCTTCGGATTCGGTGGTTTGGCCACGATGATTGGTACAGTTGCTTCCCTGCTCGGAGCCTTGTTGTCACCAATTTGGCTGGTTCTTGCCGGGATCGGCGCGATCGCGGTTTATCTGATCAACACGTCTGATCTCGGAAGTCAGGCACTCGACTGGCTAGGGAAGCAGTTTCAGGCTCTGAAATCAACTGCCATTCAGGCGTTCGGTGGAATTGGTGATGCCCTGGCGGCAGGAGACCTCGGTCTGGCCGCTCGGATTCTGTGGCTCACACTAAAAATGGAATGGCAGAAAGGGAATCAATACCCTCAACCAGCTGTGGGTCGAAGTGAAGCGATTCTTCGTCGCGGTCTGGACCGAGGCGGTTTACGGTGCTGCGGAAGTCGCCACGAATGCCTGGGCTGGGTTGCAGGCAGGCTGGGCCGAGACGGTCGATTTCCTGGCCGATGCCTGGGCGCTGTTCACGACCGGTCTGACAAAACCTGGAACACAGCGGTCGGGTTCATCCGCAAAGCGTGGGTGAGGCTCAAATCACTGTTTGATTCGGAGATTGATGCCGAAGCGGAAGTGACTCGTATCAACCAGGAGGTTGCAGGCAAGAACGACAATGCCGACGCCCAACGGAATCAGGCGGTCTTTGAACGGGAGCAGCAGCGCCGTTCCCGTTTGTCACAGATCGACAGCGATCGTTCAGGAACACTCTCCGAACTCCAGCAGATGCGCGATGCCGAGCATCAACGACACGCCCAGCAATTTGCAGCTGAGTTGCAGAGTTCTGATGCTGCACTGGCGGAAGCACGTCGTGAATGGCAGGCAGCTTTGGAAGAGGCCTCGCGGAAACGGTCGGCAGCAGAGACGAACGACAATGTTGCCGGAACAAGTCCTTCCGGTCTATTGAATGAACTCCAGGAGAAACTGGCTGATGCCGGTGCCGGACTGCAACAGGCAGCGGACAAGGTGAGCGTTAGCGGAACATTCAACGCTTTCGGAGTCCGTGGAATGGGAGCAGGCTCGCATCAAGAACGGACCGCCAATGCAACGGAAGAGACTGCCCGAAACACGAAGCGACTGCTGGATGAAGCGCACCATGGTGGTTTGCAGTTCACATAATCATGTCTGTCATCGTTACCGAGAAGTGGGATTCGCGCGAACAGTCGGCTGGGGACCAGCCTTCGGTTGATCTGCGTTTTCTCGTTCTCGGCACGACCGACGACATCGAGGCGCACAGCGAACTGATCGCACAAACGCCGAACATTTATGCAGGACTGGTTCGGCAATCGACTCATCTCGAAAGACTGGCCGACGATGCCTGGGAAGGCTCGATCCGTTACGGACGCACTGAACCTCCACAAACGGGCGATTCGACTTACTCGTTCGATACGGGTGGCGGCACGCAACATGCCACACAGTCGCTCGCGACCACCGGCGTCTGGGCCGCACCGGGAGTTGTTCCTCCCAACTTCCGTGGTGGAATCGGTGTCACCAAGGATGGTGTCGAAGGCGTCGACATCACCGTTCCGGTCTACAACTTCAGCGAAACGCATTATATCGACGCCGCGTTGGTGACAGGCGCTTACAAAGCGACTCTGTTTTACCTGACAGGGACCGTCAACAACGGGCCATTTCGCGGGTTTGCATCCGGAGAAGTTCTGTTCCTGGGCGCTGCCGGATCACTGCGAGGCCAGGACGACTGGGAAATCTCGTATCGGTTTGCAGCCAGCCCCAACGTTCAGGGACTGCAGGTTGGCGACATCACGGGCATCGTGAAACGAGGCTGGGATTATCTCTGGATTCGGTATGCCGATGTCGAAGATCCCGATGCCAAGATGCTGGTGAAACGCCCGCTCTCGGTCTACGTCGAGCAGGTCTATCCCTATACGAACTTCGCGGGACTTGGAATCGGGGTCTAACAGATGGGAGACCCGTTCAAGAAAGTTCAGCGTGGTGATCCGCTCCGCATCTCGGCGGAGACATTCAACACCTTCATCGATGCCGCCAAAGACTTTCGGGCACGAACGCAGAATCGAGGAACTCAACATCAGCCAGAACTTCACCAATCTGGAATTGTTCTGGTCAAAAACGGCTCTGGTGATGATCTCAGCCGTTTCGAAGTTCTGGGGATCGATCGCCCGATCATTCTGCCATCGGAGAATCTGCTCAGCTTTCAGAATCAGTTGGCATTCATCGGCGTCAAACCTGACGAGGCCGAGCACTATGGTAGATTCATCGTGCTGCAGGAGCCACTTCGAGCCGGGATGATTGGTCGCGGACTGCTGAGCGGAATTACGCCCATTCAGCTGAATGTTCTGGACGAGGAACATGAATGGGCGGACGTCGAACAGGATGAGACCGATTCCCTGAAAACTGATGACGCCGGGAGCGCGTTCATTCTCTGGAAAGAACCGCCTGGTGCTGGTGGCTACGGCGGTTATGGAAACGGTTACGGGTATTACGGCAACCTCCGCTGGGGACTGGTTCGGATCAGCAACCTGAGCGATGGCAACCAATGGGGAACGGTGTGAACGCTGTCGAGTTACTCCAGGAACTTGATCAGCGTGGCATTCAGATCCAGCGACGCGGAGACAGCATTGCTTACGCTCCTCGTCGAAAGCTCACTGCTGAATTACGCCAGCAGTTACAGCAACTGAAACCAGATATTCTGCAATTGCTGAGCAACGAGACCGAACTTCCGGCTGCTCAATCTGTTCCTATCGCAGAACCGGTTGCGAATCCAACTCCACCAGTGTCAGTCGTCATCGAAAATGCCAGCGTAGAGGCAATCGAACCATTGCTGGTCAATCTGCTCAGTCAACAACCAGCGGAAATCCTAATCACTGGCACAACGAATCGCCGTCTGCGTAAAGTTCTCAAAAGATATCGGCAACGCAATGTCCGCATTGCGAAATGCCCCCTCGATGCAGGGCAAAACCTGGTGTGTCTGGTTTCACCGAACACGTTGCTCGGCCCGGACTGGTTGAGATTCGCCTCAGAAACGATCAATAAAGGTGGAGTCGGCGCAGTCTATTCTGACCATGAACTGGTCAGTTCTGGAGCGAAAACGAATTATCCAGACGAACTCTCCGCCAGTGGATTGTCCCGATCGGGAATCGCTGCACCGACGATTCTGGTCAGTCGAGAAGCCCTCAGTGCCGTGAATTATCCGGGCGGGCCACTGGATGGCCTGCTGCGTCAATTGTCCCGATCGGGATGGCGACTCCGTAAACATCCAGGAATCGTTCATCTCAACAGCACCCGAATCGAGGCGTATTTCCAGCGCCAACATCTCGCACAGGAAACCGTCACGCTGTTTATTCCATTGTCCGGAAGAAAACATCTCTGGCCAAAACTGGCGAATTTTCTGGAAAAGCAGACCTGGCCACGCCAACAGCTGAAACTAATTCTGTGCGATACAAGTAACGACGAGTCGTTTTCACAAGTCGTCCGAACGTGGATTGCGACGTGCGACTTTCCTGACGTACGTCATATCTGTCTTCCATCGGACAGACCAGGACTGGGAGATCAGCCGCGCAATCACCAACTGATTAAAGTGAATGAGCGGATGTGTCAGATCTATGGTCGCCTTCGCGAGGAACTGACAACCGATCAAGTCTGGATTCTGGAAGATGACATTGTTCCGCCCGTTGATGTGCTTTCGCGGTTGCTGAAGTCATTTGATGAAAATGTCGCATCAGTCTCAGCACCGTATCGGTCTCGCTTTGATGGGCGTTATCTCGTCTGGTCTCGTGAGCGACAGGGATCTGCTGGAGTCCATCAACTCTGCCGACCATTGGTTGATCGACCGCAAGTACAAGAGATCAGGGGCAGCGGATTCGGGTGCATCGTTCTGCGGTCAGAAGCCCTGAAACAGCAACCATTCTGTCTGCCACCCGGAGAGTCCTGTTTCGATGTCCGGTTCTTCCGCACGATTGGCGATCACTGGAAGCGACTCGTTGACTGGACATGTGAATGTCAGCATCTGCAGAACATTCCCCAACCTAGAAGCGGGATCACGACGCGAAATCTGATCTATCACATCACGCCGTTTGCCTCGAATGACATCTGGCTGCGGAATGTGCGTCAACTCCTCAAGCGGATCGAGTTGTTCAACGGCAAACGCGTCATCGCCGTTGCCACTGGTGAGGGTCTGGTTGATCCCGATCAGGTTCAGGCTGCGTTTGGAATTCACCAAGTCGAAATCATCACTCGCCCCAACTCAGCGCAACTGAGAGAGAATGCGACATTTTTACCGTTGCTGGAGTCTGTTGCTGATCCCAATCCGCACACGGCCACGTTCTACGCGCACGCAAAAGGAGTCGGCAAAGACGTCTGTTGTCTTGGAGATCCCAAAGGTTCCCGCTACTGGCGAAATGCCATGTATCACGAACTCCTGGATGACTGGTCCCGGATCGATGAACTGGTGATCGATTCCGCGATCGTCGGAACGCATCGCCGACAACACAACGAGAATCATCGCATCTATCCAGATGGCCAGTCGTCTTCCTCCTGGCATTTTGCAGGGACGTTTTTCTGGTTCCGCAACGCCGATGTGTTCGCAACCCCGAAGTGGCGGGACGTCTGGCAACCGACGGGTTGGGGTGCCGAGGCCTGGCCGGGGCGAATGTTCGATTTCGAACAGTCCGCCTGCGTGGCCTACGACGGTCTGGAAGATGTTTACAACCCGGACATGTACTCACCACAGATAGAGGATGAATGAACGTCTCATTGGCCACTGTTATTCATGAACCGAACTGGTCGATCACCGGGCGAATCCTGCAGCAGAGTCTCACTGCTCTGGAGGCGTGCAAACTGTCCGGGGAACTGCTGATCATTGACAATGGGCCAACTCCCTCCAGAGAAGCCCAGCAAATCCCAAACGGCGATCAACGGGTCCGTTACCTCTGGAATGAGGGATACAACATCTACATCGGTGGTGGTCTGACGACAGCGGTTCAGCAGGCAAGCTGTGACGCATTCGTTTATCTCTGTGCGTCGCATGGAATGCAAAACGATCCGACCTGGATCAAGGATCTGATCGCTCCCCTGGTTGAACCGCAGGTTGGCCTGGCAGGGCATGTTCATCCCTGTGAGTTCAACCGAGTCGCCGCAGTTCCCGAAGACATCACTGAACCGCAAATACATGTTCAGGGCGGCGTCTGGTCAGCACGGACCGAAACACTCCGTAAAATCGGGTTCTCCCACCGGTTTCCGTTTGAGTTTTGTGATGTTGATCTCTCCCGTCGCATGCTGGCGGCGGGTTATGCCCTGGTGACTGTTCCATCGATCGTCTCAGTCGCCGGCGGAACTATTCCTGATCCTGAGCGCTACAAATATGTCCACGATTACCGCAATGAGTGAACGCACTGATTTCGACGACTGGTTTTTTGATCGACCGTTTCGTCATGAGATCATCGAGAACTGGGCGCCACCTGAGTTGGTGCGCGCTGCCGATTCGGAATGGCCCGACGAGCATTGGCCGTTCTGGCACCGCTATGACAACGGCAAACTGACCACCAAGGATCCGCTGCGGATTCCACCCGCCTGCAGCGAATTGATTCGCAGAATGCTTTGTCTGCCCATTTCGGAACTGATGGGAGTCAGCGACGCGTTCGGAGACTGGAACTGCCACGCTTCCGGACTGCATGGGATGCCGCCTGGAAGTTCGCTGGGAATACATCTCGACAGTGACCATCACCCGAATACCGGTTGGCGACGAGCCTGCAACGCGGTGTTCTATCTCAATAGTCATTGGGAGCAGGACTGGGGTGGCCAGTTCGAACTGTATGGCGCGACTGGCGCTCATTGTGAAAAAGGAATTACTCCCAAGTTCAATCAACTGGTTTTGTTTCAGCCATCCGACGTTTCTTATCACGCGGTCTCGGAAGTCACCGGACCTGAAACACGGAAAACGCTGACTGTCTTCTTCTGGACACAATCTGACTCGGGGCATTCTCAACGGCCAACGGCTCAGTTTATTGAATAGGGCTGATGATGAGTCAGTTCGCGCTCGCCAATGCATTGAAGCAGCCATCAAGATCGGAGCAAACGAGATTTGTTATTCTTTGCCAACCGCGGACGGGATCCAGTTTGCTGAACACGTCTCTGCGTCAGCATTCCGACATCTTCATGCATCGGGAGATTCTCAATCACATTCACGGTCACAAGTTGCCTCAGGAAGGTAACCAGCGTTTGAGAAAGGCTTTGACTCACCCGAAAGCCAAAGCCGTCGGCTTCAATGTGCATGCGTTTCAACCGGATCGAAAGTATGCGGACTGGCGAGATTGGGAACCTGCCTGGGAGGCCCTTTCCGCAGACACAACGATCAGAATTATCCATTTGCGCCGACTGGACATTCTGGCCCAGTTCGCATCCTGGAAAATCGCTCAGGTCACCGGGATGTGGGGACCTCAGCAGAAACTGGCCCAGCGTCCTCAGGTTTATGTCGACCCGGAGGCACTCCGTTGGTTCCATGAATGGAATCGCTCGCTGTTCGAATGGCGACTGAGTGATCTGAAAAGCCATGCAATTCTCTCGATCACGTATGAATCCCTTTGCGATTCCTGGAATGACGCAATTACTGAGTGTCAGAGATTTCTCGGAGTGACTGTGCGAAGGATTGAACAGATGGTCGCCAAGAATGAAACGCGACCACTCTCGAATGTCATCTCCAATTGGTCCGATGTTGCCGACAGCCCTTACAGGTTTATGCCATGACGAAACTTGTTACTGAAGATTCAGATTTGCTGCGAGAAATCGATCGTCTTGGTCCTTGGACGACTCGATTCCAGCTGAACGGCAAAACGATAGGCGGATCTTACGAGGTCAGCGAAAACGAACTGCTGTTGCGTCAGTTTCGGGAACGGCTGCCATATGCCGATCGCGTCCTAGAACTGGGCTGTATGGAAGGCGGCCGCACATTCTCATTGGCCCGGCGTGTCGGCCATGTGGTCGGTGTTGATGTCCGCAGAGAGCATCTCCAGCGGGCGCGATTTATTCAGCAGCAACGAAATGTTCACAACGCCACGTTCCTGGAGATGGATCTCGAATCCTGTGATCTGGAGTCGCTGGGAAAATTTGACGCGATTCATAATGTCGGTCTGCTGTATCACATGGCCGATCCAGCCAAACTGCTGAGGCAACTGGCAGTGATTGCTCCAGAGATGCTGCTCTGGACCTATGTGGTAGATGACGGCGACGTGGAGCAAGGCGGCTACTCCGGGCGGTTCGTGAATGAAAACCCAGCTGACCAAATCGGAGGAATTCGCTCACGCTCGTTTCGACCGGCACGATCTGAACTGATCCGCATGCTGAGCGACTGTGGTTGGCGGGATGTCGAACTGCTGACCGAAGAAGCGACCGCTGTGGCACTCTGGTGTCGGAAGAGTGCGAAAACAAGCTCGCAACGAATCCCTCCCAGGACGACGTCAGTCGCTGTCGTGATCCCGTGCCATAACTACGCGCACTATTTGGACGATTGCCTGAAAAGTGTCGTTCATCAAAGTCGACGACCCGAAGAGATCCTGGTGGTCGATGATGCCTCAACTGATGACACCACGGACGTTGTCAAACGCTGGGCCGACTGGGGTGTTCAGTATCTGCGAGTTGATCACGAGAATGTGCGGCTCACGCGACAGGCCGGAATGGAAGCCACAAAGTCGGACGTGCTCTGTTTCGTCGATGCCGATGACTTGCTGACGCCTGATTATCTCCGTTCCGGGATGATGCAGTTTGCTCAACACGACGTCGGAATCGTTTATTCTGACATGATCCGGTTCGGAACCGAAGATGTCGTCACAGCATTTCCGGAGACCGTCACCAGCGACGAAATCTGCCAGAAGAATCTCATTCACTGTGCGTCACTGGTGCGCCGCGAAGCTTTGGAAATGAGTCAGGCGTTCTCATTGCCAGTCGATCCCAAGGTCGGCCATGAGGACTGGGCTCTCTGGCGAACGGTCCTGGCTCAAGGCTGGAAGGCGAAGAAACAGCCAGCACTCTATTCCTATCGGCGTCATCCTCAGGAAACCTCACTCACCAAATCGTGGGATGAGAATCCCTACTATCGCCTGCGCTGCCTCGATCTGGAAACGATCACACTGTTTATGGCACTCTCCGGGAGAACATCAGTCTGGCCGAGATTTCAGCAGTTCCTGGATTCGCAAACATGGCCGCATGAGCAAACAAAACTGTTCTTGCTGGACACGAGTCAGAATCCTGAATACTCCAATCTCGTCAAATCGTGGTTGTCAAAAGACGACTATCCACACTTCAAATATGAGCAGTTATCGGTCGGCGCACCTGGCTTGGCAGATGAAGAACGTCGTGGTCGCGTTGAGATTCAGGATGCGGTCCGCCTGGCAGCAGCCCGGATCTACAATCATCTGGCTCGTCAGGTGACCACCAACTTCGTCTGGGTGGTTGAAGATGACGTCATTCCACCTGACAATGCAGCCGAGTTGCTGCTGCGGGGAGTTGATCAGAACACTGGTTCAGTCGCTGGGCCGTATCGATCCCGATTTCATGATGGCTATGTTGCCTGGACCGACGGTCATCAGATTCTCAAAGAGCGCGGAGAGAGTGTTCAGACTATCGAAGGGAATGGGTTCGGCTGCGTCATGCTGCGTTCGAGTATTCTGAAGAGTTCACTCTTCACTTGTCGGCAACCTCCATACGATTTCGATCCTGCGTTCTACGAACGTCTAAAAAAGACTGGATTTCAGGCGAAACTCAACTGGAACGCCGAGTGTGAGCATATGAATCATCCCTTTTTATCTTATGATTTGGACACACTGGAGACATCTCTGCCTAGAGGTGGTTTCAAAACTTCAAATTAGCTGTTGATTGGCAAGGTGGTTGCTGATGTATCTTTTTGAAAGGAGACTTCAGCAATGGTCATTACCCTGTTTGGTCGGCCGGCAAAACGTCGGTCCAATAAAACAGGGTCCAGGACGGCCCCGCCACCATTCATTTCTGACGCAAAGTGGGAAATCATCAAGGATTTGTTCCCTGATCCACCACGCTCGCCGAAAGGCGGGCGACCGCCGGTTACGTCTCGGTCGTGTTTAGAAGGTGTCATTTTTGTTCTCACGAACGGGTGCCGTTGGAAAGATTTACCAGAGCGATACCCCAGTCCTGCAACGTGCTGGCGTCGACATCGTGACTGGACCGAGTCAGGAGTGTGGCAGAAAGCGTGGGAACGACTGCTCGATCGCTTGGACATGCGACAGCGAATCGACTGGTCGGAAGCGATGGGGGATGGTACGTTTTCGCCAGCAAAAAAAGGGGTGAAGGCATTGGCAAGACCAAGCGGGGCAAGGGTGTTAAGCTGATGCTTATGGTGGACGCACACGGGCTCCCTTTGTCTGCGTTCACTACGGCAGCGAATCATGCCGAAGTCAGCTGCATTGAAACTCTGGTCGACGTCCGCATCGCTGATCAGATGCCAGAGCGGCTGATCTACGACAAAGCCGCCGATGCCGACTGGCTCCGTGAGCACCTCGAAGATCGTGGTGTGGAGTTGATCTGTCCGCACCGCAAAGGCCGTAAGAAACCGAAAACTCAAGACGGTCGACCGCTGAGACGCTACAGCAAACGCTGGATCGTGGAACGCACGATCTCCTGGCTGCAAAACTTCTGGAGACTGGTGACAAGACGAGAATACCACGCTCACCTCTTCGACGGATTTGTCCGACTCGCCTGCGTCATGATACTCTTAAAACGGTTTTGAAACTGGTTCTAGAAATGTCGGTCTCAAATCTTAAAAACCGTAAGCGATGTCCTGACAAGCAATACGCAACCAAGTGGGACTTGTTGCTCAGCTATCTGAATTAGAACTCGTCAACCAGCATTGGTGGCTAGGTTCTGCTGAATGAATTCCCTTTGTGTGGCGGTGAGAGAGTCCTTGATGATGTGGATCGCCCTTGCTTCGGCGACGGCAGTCTGTGCCTCAGTTTGGGCGAATTGCCCGCCCGACTGCTGGAGTTTTTTCTCGACTATGGGCTTGCCGGTTTTCATTGAGTCGAGGGCGATGACAATTTGTGCACGTCGCGACATTTGAGTCTGGAACGTTCTGACCTGGCTGCCGAGCAGATGGTAAAGTTGTTGCTGCTGCGTTCGGTTGAGTGTATTCAGAAATGTTCCGGTCGTTTGTCCTTCTTTGCCGCCGCCTGATTTGCCTCCAAACAAGCCGTTCGACCTGCCCGTGCGAGACGCGGCGTTTTGTGCTGCGGTGCCGGTGCAGTAACAGGCAGCTTTGTAGGCCAGTATTGCAATCGCTTCCTGATCCCTGGTGTCAAGTTTTGCCAGTGCGGCACGCACTTCGGCGATGGACTCGTTGTTTGTGTTGACGGCTGCCGGACTCGAACGAACCAGCAGCAGGAATTGTTCTTGTTCCTGGGTCAGTGATTTTGAGATTTCCGCAAAGACGCGGGCTTGGGCGATTGCAATGCCGATTTCCTTTTCGCCCGTCGCTTTCGCTGCATCGGCGAGTGATCGCTCAAAACTTCGCTGCGGTGGCTTTTCTACTGAGAGCGATTGCAGCATGGTGAGAACTTTCTCGCGAAGCTGTTCATACTCGGCGATTTCTGCTCTTTGGCCCGTAACAAGTTTGCCGAGTTGGCCTCGTTGTTCACCATCGAGTCGGCTCAAAACGTAGAGGCCGATATCGGTTTCGGAGATCG